CGTATAATGTTTGTTATACGTACTTTTAACGGTCAATGGTGCGTATACTCAGACCAGGTCAGCAAAACGCTGTTGCTTTTGTATATACAAATACACACAATTTAGGTTTTGCCGCCATATGATCAGGAGCCGCGACCAGCTGCACAGCTGCCAGATGATCACACGAAAAGGGGTGTAGGGGTCTGAGAGCGTGCCCCCGGCATGGGGCTACTTAGTCCCCAAAATATTTTTCCAAAATAAAAAGCCCCTTTTAACTCGTAACTACGCATATGGCAAAGATAGGGAATCGCGACCCGAAAGCTGTAAGCCTTGACAGTTTCTTTGCCATAATACCAAGGCATAATATACTCAAACTATAAAATGAAAATATCAACCAAAGAAATAACCGATGAATGTCAGCACTGCGGTGACATACTGGTTTGCCAGTTGTGCCGTGAAGGACACGGAATCAATCGTGAACGAATAAACGTTACCCAAATGGTTACATGCCAGATAGAACACAAGAACAGGAGGTTATCTAATGAGAATCATATCACAGTGTAAAACTAAATCTGTTGAGTTTTGTAACGTTGCTTTGCTGAGACGTGATGAAATTATCTTTGCAAGGACTGCAAACCAAGACATGGTACTTGCAGAGTATAAGACTCCAGCCAGAGCAGCCGAGGTATTTGAGGAATTAAATATTTCTGCTTCTAACTACTCAACATATATCTACTACATGCCGGAGAAATAAGCAATGGAAACAAAATTAGTTTTAGTTAAATTTATTGACGGCACACGCGAAACAATAGAAGCTTATTGCAGTTCACGAGGTGGATACTATGGCTATCTAACCAAAAAAGAATTGTTTTACGTATCCTGTGCTTCCACCTTCTCACAAGCTCTCTTTCCTCGTGAGTTTGTTAAAGCAATATCCCTTTTGGATGAATAGGAGGAGTAATGGCAAATACAAAATTTGAGAACGCAACAACATGGTTACAAGGTGTCATTTCTGGATATCAAAAGCAGATCAACGATTTCTCAGCTGCGCCCAATCCAGATGCAAATAAAATAAAAGCATGTAAAGAGCGTCAAGAGCTTTGCCAGTACATTTTGGACTTTATGATTAAGGCTAAGCAGCAGAATGATGCAATGGCTGCTAAGACAGGTTCTCAAACTACCGCTGTAAAGCCACAGAATGTCCCACAATCAATTTCAACTCATTTAATGGCAAATACTATGGGTAAAGAACAGCTAGAGCAATTAGAGCTTGTTTTGGGGCTTGATGCTACAATCAGCTTTTGCAGAGCTGCTTTAATCTTGGAGCTTCCAGAATTCGGATCAAAAGAGGCACTTCTTGGAACACTTAAAGATTTTGCTACAAAGCGAAGCTAGGAGAATATCTTATGAGAGTTTTCGTTTTAACCTTTGACTGCTATTTTGATTCCTATGGTTCTTTACTCGAATTGATTGGCGTCTTTCAGTCCAGAGATAAAGTAAAAGCCGCTATTGAGCAAACAAAAGCTAAATATAGTAAAACCATAAATGAATATCGCGACCATGCTAGATACTACGATGGAATGAGTGATTCTGAAATTGAAAAAGAAATCAATGAACACTTTATCGTTAAGTCTGTCGAGGTTGACAAGGTGATTAACCGAAATTTAGGAGGTTATGTGGAATGATAAAAATTTTGAAACCTGGTACATTACAACAAATTGATTGCTCGCATTGCGGTGCACTTTTAAGTTATGACGGGGCAACTGATGTCCAAAAAAGCACATTACCATCTCACGAATTGTTATTAGATACTAAAGACTGTTCATTGCCAAAACCTATTCAAGGAAAAGAGTATTACATCATCTGTCCACAGTGTAATAACAAGATTATTTTGTCAGCAACTCGATAAGAAAGGAGTGCCTATGAGTGATATAGACAAATGCATTTCTTTGCTAATTAAGCTTAGCAAGTCTTTTGGAATTGATGCTAAGGCTTTGCCACCGTGTTTTAACCACATAACTGTTACTTTTAATAAAAAATTATATGATGGTACTCTGCACCGCTTTAACTATGCTTTTGAGCTTTGTTTACTGGAAAACCTTGACACTCGTCAACTTCCGGAATATTTCGAATATGTATTTTTCGATAAAATTTTGGAATATTTTATCGAATGCGAAAAAGAAGCATTCAAAATAGAGGAGTCTTTATGATTAAATTAGAACATACCGTATTGCCTAGTCCCGAACAAATGCAATTTGTGATTGAAGGAATGCGTAATCCGATGAACAGTTGGGACAAGAGTGATAGCGGTTATCAATGTGTTTGTTGTAGTAGCGAAATATGCAAAGCCGAATGCACTTGTGATGATCTTTGTCCACGAAATGGGGAATATAGACTTGGGGACAACGATCACACACTCATGTTTAAATTGGCGAAAGCTGGAACAGATCATAGGAAATATTTAAGAATGATGCCAGTTTACGTCCGCATTACAGCACCGCTTTATTGGTGGAAAGAATTTGACACTTACAAGGTCGGTACAGTTGCAAACTCGTGCAGCACTATGCATAAGATTGCCGAGAAGGAATTTAATCGTAGCAATTTTAGCCATGAGCATATTCCGAAAAACCCTAATTTTTATTCAGATACTTGGGATACGGAAAAAGCAAATATGTTTTTTCCTGTAACTATTCAAGATGTTGTTCATTTCTCATCGGACAATATTTTAGATTTCACAATACAAGCCCTGAATTATTACCGAGAGAAGTATATTGAAACCAAAGACAAAAAATATTGGTGGCAGCTTATTCAACTTCTTCCGAGTAGTTATAACCAGACTCGTAATGCAATGCTGAACTATGAGGTTCTGGCAAATATTTATAAGTCCCGTCAAAATCATAAACTGGACGAATGGCGAGATTTTTGCGACTGGATTGAAACATTGCCGTATAGTGATCTTATCACTGGAAAGGAAACGAAATGACATTTGACGAGTATCAGCGCGGTGTAATGAGAACCGCATCAGACGTAACAAAAGCGACAAAGGAAAACATGCTTATGAATGGTATCCTCGGTACTGCAGGTGAAGCAGGTGAGCTTGTTGATCTTCTCAAAAAGCAGATTTTTCAGGGACATCCATTCGATAGAGAACATCTTATCAAGGAATGTGGCGATGTGCTGTATTATCTGGCACTTACTGCTGAGGCACTCGATACCTCTCTTGAGGATATTGCGATTAAAAATAACAAGAAGCTTTGGGAACGCTATCCTGACGGCTTCAAGGCTGAAAATTCACTTCATAGAAAGGAAGGGGATATTTAATGTTCGTTCTTATTCTCCGTGTTCTGGCATCTCTTTTCAACATCTTTATGCTGACTAGCATTATAGGATGGCTGAATGAGAAAAGATCCAGAGAAAGACTTGCCAGTGCTGTAGTACTTTCTATGTTCTTTATCATGAATCTTGCCTTGACAGCCAGTGGTTTGTGAGGATAAGATCACGCTGGGGTTATCGCCAAATGGTAAGGCACAGGATTTTGATTCCTGCACTGTTGGTTCGATTCCAACTAGCCCTGTTGTGCCATTAGCTCAGCTGGAAGAGCACTTGACTTTTAATCAAGGCGTCGTGGGTTCAAGTCCCATATGGCACATACGGACCTTTAGCTCAATAGGTTAGGGCAGCTGCCTCATAAGCAGCCGGGTCTGGGTTCGAGTCCCAGAGGGTCCATATGCAGTTTGTAAACAATGTGGTTTTTTCTTTTTCTTGTGAAATCCCTTTCTCTTTTCCCACAAAGTAGCAACTGCAACTCCCCGTGAGAATCAACCTGCGGACAAGTCAGCCGCAACCGTATAGGCGGTCTTGGGGTAGATGTGCAGAATTGGTATTGCAGCAGACTGTAAATCTGTCATCTTCGGATATGTAGGTTCAAGTCCTACTCTACCCACTTTTGCCGCGATGCCACAATGGTACTGGGCCGATCTTGAAAATCGGTGATCTGTAACAGGACTGAGGGTTCGAATCCTTCTCGCGGCGCTCCAGTTGCCTAGGGTAGCTCCCGAAAAGCAGAGCCTATGACTGCCTGACAACTGATTTGTAATCATAGGGATACATTATCGCATAGGAGGTAAAACAGATGTCAGAAAAGGCAAAAAAAGAAATAGTAATATCGGAGGGCAGAGATTTTAAAGGAATCTGGATTCCAGAACGTCTTTATTTATCACCAGATTTAAGTCCTAGGGAGAAATTCTTGTTAATTGAGATATACAGCCTTACTCAAAAAGACAAAGGCTGTTTTGCTTCTAACAAGCATTTTGCCAACTTCATTGGCTTAAAAGAAAATAGTATCCAAAAGATGCTTTTAAAATTTGAACAACTGGGATTCATTGAAAGAATCTTTGAATACAAAGAAAACACTAAAGAAATCGACAAGCGAATCATTATACTCACCCAGAAATTTTTTGATTCTTTTGTCAATGAAAAATCTATTTCTTCTAACATGGAAAAAAATCCATGTGGGGGTATGGAGAAAAATCAACAGGGTGGGGTTGAAAAAAGTCCACAGATAAGTAATACAATAGATATTAAGTATAACAGTAGTTTAAGTGATACAGATAAAGAACATGCTCTATTATCAACTAAAGTTGACAATAGAGATAAATACATGGTTTCGCGCACTAAAAGTGCTCAAAACTCAGGGGCAAGCCCCAAAAAGAAAGAACCTACTGTTGATCCAGATGACTTTATCAAGTCTAAGGAGTCAGTTCTTAAAGATGAGCTTCACAGACTGTATTCAAACAATCCTAAAAACATCTTTACCACAGAGCAACAGGAAAATGACTGGGTTGACAAGGAATATAACAGCCTGACTGCTATTATTTTTGAGTTTAACCACCAATACAAAGCATCTACAGGCTTTGACGCTAAGAATCTATCAGATGAGAGCCTTAAACGAGTTACACGGAGCTACATCAAGTCTCCAGAATCCTTGAAGGATGACTATGATGACCTTGAAAGTAACAAGGTTCTGATTGAAGAATATCTAAAAACTGATTACGGCAGCAAACATGGAGTGATTGTAAAAAGTTTATCGCACTACATGTCTGGCAGCATTCGAGAAATGCTGTTCTATAAACACTTGTTCTAGCTTGCCAATGCACATTGGCTAGCTATATACACGTACATTATGCTAGCTATATATACGTACATTGATACAAGTATACACGTACACTGGAGGTGCAAATGCAGAATATAGAAATCAACTTTGGAGTTCGTCCATGCATCGTAACTCAAAACGGCGAAGAAAAGAAAGCATTATTCCATATGTGGGAAAACTTCGCAAAGCCTGTTGCAGCGGATTTGTATATTGGCGGTTGCCCAGAGGGGCAAATGAGCATGATATTTGGGCTTGTAGAGTATGAGGACGGCACGATGGGCGAGGTAAATCCGAGCCAGATTCGATTCGTTGACAATAAGATCAAAGACTATGCTTTTGAGGAGGGCTGATTCCATGGTGAAATATAGACCATACAGAGGAGTATTATGCGACGCAATGGCAGAAATGAGAATCTTTGATTCTGTCGAAGATATGTTCCACTACATTGTCGAAGACTGGAAAGCATATGGAAATCCATTTGATATCGGAGATTTAACCATAACGTGTGATGAAGGAAAAGACGAGCGCATTAACTGGAAGGAAGGCAGATATGTCTGCACCAGGCGAATGCGAGAAAAGATTTTTGACACGCCGCAGTGTATTGGAATGTGTTCGATTGAATTGTAGAACGGAGATAATCATGATGATTGCAAATAAAGTAAATGTAATGGGACAGGAATACCAAATTTTAAAAGTAAGCCGTGACCAATACAAAACATGTGAAGGGCTGGATGGATGGTGCGATGCTTACGGCAAGAAGATTTACTATGTAGACCCTGAGACAGACCCCGATAGCGATCCAATTGCAATATCGCCAGAGGAACTAGTAAAGCAGGTTTTAAGGCACGAGATTGTTCATGCTTTCCTCACAGAGTCAGGACTTGCTGCTAACTCTGAAGTATTTTTTAGTGCATGGGCGACGAATGAAGAAATGGTTGACTGGATCGCATGGAACGGCGAAAAACTACATAAAGCGTGGAAGGAGGCAGGATTAGTTGATTAAAGATGATTTGCAAACAAAAGTTGTGGAGCAAGCCGCCCTTATAGCGGCGGCACTCAAAAAAGGTAAAGACGTTGAGGTACGGCGAACTGCGGCTGGAATCAGCGTTGCCGAGATTAGCAAGAAGGTTGTGTACCGATGACTGTTGACTATATGAAAAATATTGATTGCCTCATTGGCATGAAAGATATTCCAGATAAATCTATTGATATGATCTGCGCAGATTTGCCATATGGAATAACTCATAATAAATGGGATGCTGCTATTCCACTGGCTGAGCTTTGGAAAGGAATTGACAGGATCATCAAAGACACAGGCGCTATTATATTGTTTGCGAGTGGAATGTTTACTGCTGATTTGATGCAAAGCAATAGAAAAAATTGGAGATACAATCTAGTGTGGGAAAAGAATCAGCCGACTGGTTTTTTAAATGCAAACCGAATGCCACTCAGATCACACGAGGATATTTGTGTTTTTTATAAAAAAACTCCTACATACAATCCACAAAAGTCTACTGGTAATCCCAGAAAGGTAAGCAAAGCAAACCACAAATTGAATTGTAAGGAAACGACAAATTATCAAAAATACAGTTTAACAACTTACGATAGCACAGACAGGTATCCAAGATCTGTATTAAGGTTTCCGAAAGATGTCCAGAAATCAGCTGTACATCCTACACAGAAGCCAGTTGCGCTTATTGAATACTTGATTAAATCTTATAGCAACCCAAATGACACAGTACTTGATATCTGTGCTGGAAGCATGACAACTGCAATAGTAGCTGTGAATACTGGCCGCCATTACATTTGTTTTGAAAAAGATCCCGATATTTTTTCAAATGGCGTAAAAAGATTTAATGAATCAACCAATGGAGGATATGGACAATGAAATTAAAAAGAATAATTGTTACCCTTGCAGCCGCAGTGATACTTTCTAGTGCAGCCATTGGCTGTACAGAAGCCGATCAGGTAAGTTCTAATATCTCTGCACAGGCAGACAACTTCAACATAACCAGAAAGCTTACTGTTCTGAACGCAAGAACCGATACAGTCCTTTTGGAGCTGACTGGAACATTTGCATTAAAGAACAATTCATCAAATGAACTCGAAGTCATTATTGAGACTGCCGAAGGCAAATATCAGAAAGATTACGTGTATTTGAATGACTACACCATGTACGTGGTCGAGGATATCTCTGGTTCAGAGGTAGACAAATACCGTTATGAGATCAATTTCTTGCCGGAATGGGGATTTAAGGCAACTCATCACGAGTAAACTTTACATTTACATAGTAAACGCACGTAATACATTCAATTTTAAAGAATCATAACAAGGGTTTGGAAATGAATTTTGCTGCGTCAAAGCTCGGAAAGCTTAGAAATCTGTCGCCAAACACTTAGGAAAGGAGAAAAATCTTTTATGACATACGAAGACGCCTTAAAAGCTTCAAAAAATGGTCTAAATGTAATGATATGGACAGGAGAGGAGTATCTGCGCCTAGAAGAAGCAAAAGAATTTCTGAATTGTTCTTCTCATGTAATTCGAAGTAGTGAAGAATACAAAGGATACAAAAAGTTTTGCGAAGCCATTCAAAGCGATAAATGGAGTACTTATACAGAAATAGATCTTAGATGGGAACTTAGAAATTATCGAAAGCGTTTTGAACGCCTGAGTCGCATACAAGATGATTTTTTAAAAGAACTACTCGGCAGCAATTATACAGCCCGGTATTCCAGTGAGCAAATGATCGTTGCCGATGCATTCAACACTCTTTATAGCCTAAAACGCAACCAAAAAATATTTATGCTTACAACTATTGTATTTTTAGCGACAACAATTATAGCCTTAATAGTTTAAAGGAGGAGTACGCATGAAATTTTCAGAAGTTTTTGAATTGATGAAACAGGGTGCACTGATAAAGCTTCCATCATGGGCAGGCTATTGGTACTGGTCCAAAGAAAAGCAGACCATCATCATCCACACAAAAGATGGTGAGGAGTTTGACATTAGAAAAACAGCTAATCCAGATTATACTTTTTCAAACATTGCATCCGATAATTGGATTGTTTGGCATTTGAACAGTGAGAGCCTTAACAGCAGAGCTAAGATAGCTATGATTTCACAGCCAATGGCAGGAAAAACGGATGAAGAAATTAAGGCGACAAGAGAAAAGGCAATTGCAACATTGAAAGAAAAAGGCTATGAGATTATAAATACACTTTTTACAGACGAGTGGTATAACAGTGAGAAAATGAGAGAAAGAGGAGTGACACAGATTCCACTTTGTTTCCTCGCAACATCATTAACAAATATGAGTTTATGTCATGCTGCTTATTTCTGCAAAGGATGGGAAAATGCAAGAGGATGTTGCATCGAACATGATGCGGCAGTTGAGTATGGGCTAGATATCATCTACGAGGGGGATTAAGTACTATGGATTTCAGAGCTGCATTTTCCAATATGAAAAAAGGCATTCCAATGAAAAGAAAGAAATGGAATGATGTCTGGTACTACGATAAATCAAAGAAAATCTTAATGGGGAAACACGATTCAGGAAAGCTTGAAGAACTTTTCAATATTCCTGACACTGCTAATATGACTTATATTTTTATGGGAATGTTTGCAGAAGACTGGGAAATTGCAAATAATTCTAGTGAATCGCAAACAGCTAACGGAAAACAATTATTCACATTTAGCAAAGCGCTAGATTTACTAAAGCAAGGTTATAAAGTCGCCCGAATGCGTTGGTATGGAAGCGGACGTTTTGTTTTATATCGCAAAGGTTTACCAGCTGGCCATCCTTGTGATATAGGCACAGTGGATGCCTATTTAGGAGTTGATAACGGAGAAGGGCTTCTTAACTGCGATCCATATCTTCAGATGCGTTATATTGACGGTTCACTTGCAATGTATCTTCCAAGCGTGGAAGATCTTTTAGCAGAAGATTGGTATATTGAATAAAAATGATGGGAGGAAAATGAAGAATCTAAAATATTGCACTCCACAAAGCAACTTAGCCGATGGTATACAAAAGTTACCTGCTGAAAAAATTCAATTTCGATATTTTCCACCAGGAATAGAATCAGAGAAGTCGGACTATTACAAACTAGCATGTTTATATATGGGGCTTACAGAAATGTACGACAGAAGCTTGACTGATGAAAGAAGCCGCTTTGATAATACTGAGACATTTGTTGGTAACCAACATATATATCATCTTAGCCAAGTATACAGTTGTTATGTTCGAAAGTCTATAATAAATACTTATTTTGTGATGTGGAGCGATGTCCGAGAAGAAATAAAGAAACATCGCCGTTACTCTGCTCAACAATGGGTAGATGAATATGAAAGAATATGGAATCAGCACGGAGGAAATTAAATGGTTAGAGTAGGATCAGCAAGAATTGATGAGAATGGAAAAGTGATAGGTGGACAGCCTGGAGACCAGACAGGGCAGGAAGTGGCAATTGAGCCATGGTATCTGCACGATAAGGGTTGGGTTATAATCCGCGCGAAGGACGCAAATATCCGTGAGCGTATCGCAATCTGCATGGAAGCAGCGTGTGCCAACAATTTGATTGGCTACAATCAGGACGGATCATGGGAGCTATATGACAAATCAAAACAGTATGGATGGGATTGCTCAAAGGTAAATGTTACTGCAAATACGGATTGCAGCAGCCTTGTTCGCACGTGCGTTGCGTTTGCAGCACAGAGGGAGATTGAGTGGTTTTCAACTCTAATAGAAGTTAAAATTTTGAATAAAACAAAACTGTTTGATATCTTGTCAGATGCAAAGCATACCAAGTCCTCAGATTACCTATTAAGAGGAGATATTCTCTGCACCTGCACACAAGGTCACACAGTAGTTGTGCTTGACAATGGCGCAAAGGCTGGACAATCTGGCAGCCAACCACCTCAGAACAGCACAGAAGGTAATACAAGCCTTTGCGGCAAGGGTATTGGAACAGCAGTTGCGCTCACACCTATGAACATCCGTACAGGAGCAGATACATCTGCAAAGAAGCTTGATACAATCAAGACCTCTGTAGCCGTAGAGGTCCTTGAGATCACCGCTTCTGGTTGGTATAAGATTGTATGGCCTGGAGAGGCTTGCGGATATGCCTTTACAAAGGCAGGAAGTGGCTATTACAGCTATTCTCCAAATACCAACGCACAAGTTATAAACTTAGGCGATAAGGTCCAATTTACGGGCAATAAACAGTATATGTCAGCATGGGCCGACAAGCCAATCACTGCAATTCCAGAAGTTGCAACTGTAACAAGTATTTGTGAGAGTGGCAAGCATCAGTATCACATCATAGGCGATAACGTCTATGGTTGGGTAAATCGAGAAGACATAGTGAGAAAATAAATTTAAAACGGCATAATCAAAATGGTGATTATGTAACAGCCAAAATGGAGGCTCTTCTTTAAATGTTAAGAAAGGAGGAGCCTCTTTTTTGTTAGAGTTAAGGCAGCATAAAGAACGTGTGGAGAATATACAGCGCCAGATCGTCATGCAGCCTACATACAGCCAGCTCAGCACCTTATGTGGCGGAGCAAGACTGATTCTGCTTGACGCTAATGAGTTTATACCGAATCGTGACTTTAAGAATCTTGATGCGTACAGAGGGTATGGCGACCATGTAAATAGCTATGTCAGGTGGTACTGCAATCGTAATAGAAAAGTAGAGGGTGACGAGTGGGACAAACTGTATTGGCAGACTTATCTGAATGGTGCACGAGCAAGAATATTCAATGACTACTTACTGTTTTTGGAGCACAAGCGCGAACCTCGAAAGATGTTCTACAAGCCCAAAATTAAACAGTTTGAGAAGTTCCAACTTATAGAATCTTATCAAGGTATGCTTGATGATAAGTACGACATTCTGTGTATATCCATGCCGCCCGGAACAGGCAAGACGACCCTACTCAAGTTCTTCCATTCAGCCGTAATTGGTTGGTTTCCAGACGATTACAGTTTGTTTTATTCGCACTCAAGCGATATTACGCGAATGTATTACGATGGTGTCTATCAAATGGTTGATGATTCACTTGAGTACGCTTGGCATGATATCTTCCCAGATCTAAAAATTACATCAACAAATGCATTGATGCAACAGTTCAATGTCGGAAAATATAAGCCATTTCCATCTTTGCAAACAACATCTGTAGGCGCAAAGAGTGCCGGAAAAGTTCGTGCAAGCAAATTTTTACTTACCGATGATATGATAGGTAGCCTAGAAGAAGCCTTGAACAAAAACTACCTCGACAAGATGTGGGGAGCTTATACTGTAGATGCATTGCAGCGAAAAACAGTTGATAGCAATAATAATCCCTGCAAAGAGATCATGCAAGCAACACGTTGGTCAACTCAAGATGTTATTGGAAGGCTGATAGATATATACGATGGAAACAACCGCGTAAGGGTTATTTCTATTCCTGCCACAGACCCGGAGACAGGTGACAGCAATTTTGACTATGCAATAGGTGGCTTTACAAAGGAGTTCTTTGCAAAGCAAGCACTGTTGATGGATGATGTGTCATACAACTGTCTTTACATGCAACAGCCAGTTGAGAGAGAAGGATTGTTGTTTCCAGAAGAAAAAATTATGCGATACAAGGAGCTTCCAACCTCAAAAATTGAACGTATCACTGCTCAAGCCGATACAAAATCAACGGGTACTGATTTCTTTGTTCTTCCAGTGCTTATAAAGTACGAAGGAAAAGATTTATATTACTGCGTAGACTGTGTGTGCAGCAATTCTTCTGATTATGAAGCTCAGTATGAAAATTCCGCAAATCTCCTTGCTGACAACAAGGTTGAAGATTGCGAGTTTGAGGGTAATAGTGGCGGAGATCGTGTTTCTCTGGAAGTTGATAAACGTGTCCTTGAAAAAGGTTGGATCTGTAACATATCATCTCGAATGACTGAAACGAACAAAGAGGCAAGAATATATCAGTGTTCGAACTGGATATTGCAGCACGTTGCCTTTAAAGACAAAAAGCTTTATACACCAAAAGAGCCATATGGTGTAATGATGTCTCTTCTGGCCCAGTACTCCACCAGTGGGAAAAAGCAGCTTGATGATGTACCAGATACATTCGCAAACTTCGCGCTGCGCATACAGCGCAGAAAACCAAGACCAACAAGAATCATTAACAGCATCTATTAAGATTGGAGGCATGTATGGATACAAAACACTATCTATCACAAATTAGCGTACTTGATCTTAAAATATCAAACAAGATCTATGAAAAAACACAGTTAAAGAATATGCTTTGTTCGGTTCCGAGTTGTGTAAAAGATGTCAATGTGCAAACTGGACATGCCACAGACAAGACTGCATCTACGATTTGTAAGTTGGTAGATATGGAACGCGAAATTGATTCAATGATTGATTCTTTTGTGGACTTAAAATCTAAAATCATTGTTCAAATGGAGCAGCTTGAGTTCAAGTATTATAATATACTGTTCAAACGCTACGTTGCACAGCAACAATGGTGCGAAATAGTAGATGAGTTACATTTTACGCAGCGACATGTTTTTAAGCTCCACAAAGAAGCATTAAACGAATTTGAGAAAAAGTTTGGGAGTGAATATCTGGACCAATAAAAAAATAGCAGGGGAAGCAAAATTCTCCTGCTATTGATGTTTCAGCAACTTTGATTTTCCTGAAATTCCTTTAAATCACTTTTCAACTTGTCCATAATCTTGCCTGTATAATTGTTATTCTTACGCTCTGTAAAGTTTTGGAATGCCTGTGTCCCCCTTGCAACCGCCTGTGATTTCTGATTTCCTTCCTGCGGTGGCTTTGATGCTATATCTTCCTGCATGAGTTTTCGCAAATACGAAAAGCGACTACGGATGCGCTTCTGTTCATTCCTGCGTTTAATCTCTGCTGCCTTCTGTGCCATATACTGGTAGTAAGCCTTTTCCAGATCTTCCTTCTGGCAACTTGGCAGCTTATGAACTGGTACTGTTACGAGTAGCGTCTGTATCTCTTCTAGCTGTGCCTGTGATAGTTTCCATTCATCCAATGCACTTTCCCAAAGTGGGCGATCTGATTCCCCTTCCTTCGGCACTGGCGCTTCTGGAACTTGCACTTCCAATATAGGTAATGTTTCGACTTCAAATCTTATGCCAACTACCGTTCGCCCTTTCTTAATGGGTTCATATGTATACCGACATTCAGTTTTTTTATCCATTTCTTTTTGAACACGTTTCAATATCTTTTGATTGAAAAACTTGTATTCTTTATACAGTTCTTCCTTATCACAATCAAGTATTTGCCTTAATTCATCAAGCTGCACTTCCCAACTTTTTCGAAAACGGTTTTGTTCGAGATATGTAAACATGATATAAGTGTAACGGCTTGTGAGTAATGTTATGCAGCGCAGCTTATACCGAAGATATCCGAGGTTTTCAATATTAAAAAAATACTTCATTGCTTTTTGAGAACACTCTAGCTTTACTTGCCACAGCCCGTAATCATCTTGTTCTGCCGTTGCTTCTTCAAACAACGTCACCAATCTAAAACCTTGTTTTTCACTATCATCTTGCACTTCTATTACATTTCCCATAAGATGCTTTAATCTTGCCTTGAGGTCTTGATTGTTGATTTTTTTTACTCCTAAAATTTTTTCAAGTTCGCCTTTCTCGAAAACAACCGTTCTCCTGTCTGGCTTGTGACTGTCTATTCGTGATAAATAAGTGTCAAGTATCTTAAATTCTGCAAGCGATAGCTCGGAACGCCACAAGGAAAACAACGGCAAACTTTTTTGAACAGTAAGTTTGTCTCCATTTCCTAAACTGGTTATTGGCCCAATCTTTTTTCTAGCCATGTGTAAAACCTCTCTTTCTCTACTTTTATGTTTATTATAGCACCATAAGTTACCATTGTAAATATAAAATTGTTACCTTTTTATATTTTATGGAATTTCTTGGTTACTCATGCGGAATTTCTTGGTTACTCATGCGGAATTTCTTGGTTACTCATGCGGAATTTCTTGGTTACTCATGCGGAATTTCTTGGTTACCTATGCATATCAAAAAACTAGTATTTATGCGGATTTCAAAGCTCCCGTAATCAAGAGAGTAATCAAGAGAGTAATCAAGAGAGTAATCAAGCTATCAATCAAGGAAAGCATTGGTAGACAGATAAAAAACAATTCAATATTAACTATGACATTTTAATTGGAATTTCGTGGTTACCTATAACACTAAAACCTATCATTTAATATCACTAAATGACACAAGATATCATCTTGAATACATGCTATTACTATGATACTCTCAACAATAGAAAAGTATGAAATAAAGTTAATTGCGCCTTACATATGTATGGCGCTTTTTTATTACCCAAAAAGGAGATAACACTATGTAATTGAATATATTGGCAAAAATAAACTTTTGTGTCTAAAAATACTCAAAGGAGATGATGGACTTGCTAAAGAGCTTCAAGACGGAAATCAATCCTACACCGGAGCAGATAACGAAGATCAATAAGACAATTGGAACCTGTCGGTATCTATACAATTTTTACCTTTCTTATAACTTAAAACGTTATGAGCAGGGAGAAAAATTCATGAGTGGAAAGTCCTTTAGCGTATGGCTGAATAATGAATATCTGCCGACACATCCTGAAAATTCATGGATAAAGGAAGTCAGTTCAAAGGCAGCAAAACATGCAGTTGAATGTGGATGCATCGCATTTACAAGATTTTTTAAACATCAGAGTGGATTTCCTAAATTCAAAAAGAAAGATATCTCAGATGTAAAGATGTATTTTGTAAAGAATAATCCTAAAGACTGCTATTGTGAGCGTCATCGAATTAACATTCCCACCCTTGGCTGGGTGAGACTAAAGGAAAAGGGATATCTGCCAACGACGAAAGATGGCTGGCGGATTCGAAGCGGAGCCGTTTCGAAAAAAGCGGGTCGATACTATGTATCCGTTTTAGTGGATGTTTTGGATTTGCAGGTCAAATCGAAGGAAGATCAAACAGAAGGAATTGGAATTGATCTTGGACTAAAAGAATTTGCGGTTCTTTCAAATGGTAAAATTTATAAAAATATCAACAAAACAAGCCGAATCAAAAAGCTTGAAAAACAGTTGAGACGGGCGCAGAGATGTCTGTCTCGCAAATATGAGAATTTAAAGAAAATAAAGAAAGGAGAGCCTGCTCAAAGAGCAAATATACAAAAACAAAAGCTTAGGGTACAAAAACTTCATCAAAGAATTAATCAGATTCGAACCGATTATATCAATCAGACAATTGCAGCGATTGTGAAAACCAAACCATCACATATAACGATTGAAGATCTAAATGTAAAAGGAATGATGAAAAATCGACATCTTTCAAAGGCGGTGGCATCAGAGAAATTTTATGAATTTCGAGAAAAGCTCATGACGAAATGCCGTGAAGAAGGAATTGAGTTAAGAGTAGTAAGCAGATGGTATCCGTCTTCAAGAAAATGTCATAGTTGCGGATGCATCAGGAAAGATTTAAAGCTTTCAGATCGAATTTACAGATGCAGTTGTGGCTATGTAGAAGATCGTGATCGAAATGCGGCACTTAATTTGAAAGATGCAGAAACTTACGAAATTGCATAATTGAACGCAACCGTAAGTATGTACCCGGGGCTATCTGGGGAATTAACGACTGTGGAGTGTACAAGAACTTGTGAGTAGACAGAATTTCGGTTCGTCAAAAGCATACACGATGAAGCAGTAAGTAGTGTTCGTGAGAACCTACAATTCTCGATATGAGTATATTTACACATATTTTGAGTAGCAGACGGCCATGTTAACGATTAGAAGCAAGAGTATATCGCTGTCAGGAGACAGCACAGTAAATGATCAAGTGATTTTTGCGTTTCAGGCATCAATCAATTCAAACAACCCCAAAGAAGTCCAGTTTAGCAACTGGATAAACGACCATGAGTTATACAAGCAGAACAGGAAGGAATGCAATTCCGATTACGAGTCTTTCCAGGACGAAGTATATAAATTGCAGGACTCCATGCTGCTGTCGGCGGAAACGCTATGAGTAGCCAGATAATTACATGCCCCAATTGTGGAAGGATTATTTTCCACTATGACAAGAAAGCGACAAACGCTTTTGAAGTGCAATGTAGGAAATGCGAGCAAATGACTTGTATTCTTATAAAAGACGGTATTGTGCAGTCGGTTAAGCCTATAAAAAAGATACAAGCCAAAAGTAGCAGCGGCAAAAGATTCTATTAAGAAAGGAGGGCGAACAGGATGTGGACGTTAAAAGGAAGACAGAAAATATATACGGATGCAAAAGAAATTACTGCCGACAACATAATCAAAGAATTGTCAAAAGCATATGAGAAGCATAAATTTAATCGGTTAGAGATGCAATATCTTATAGATTTTGAAGCCGGCGATCAACCACTGGACAGACCCAAAATTGTTCGCCCTGAGATCAATATTAAAGTAACCGATAATGCCGCAAACTACATTACTGATTTCAAAATGGCGTATTTCTGGGGAACACCAGCAATGCTGATACAGCGATCTGACAAAGACGCACACAAAACACCAGCAGGCTTAGACGATGAAGGAATATCTGCACTTAATGAAATGCTTACAAATGCCTGCGACATTGGTTACAAGAATCAGGAGCTTGGCAATTTTGTTGAAAAAGTAGGTGTGGGATACCGACTTGTTGACGTTAAAACCGATTTTGAAGAAGATGACGAAGCTCTTGTGGATATATATACGTTAGATCCAAGATATGCTTTTTGCGTATATAGCAATGATGCCAAACAAAAGAAGCTAATGGGAGTAACATACAGAACGGACAATGGTGAACAATATTTTACGTGCTTTACTCCTAAGATGCGCTTTGAAGTCTCAAAAGGCAAAATTGTTAAAAAATCATTAAATCCACTCAAAAAAATTGCGATAGTTGAATACGAGAGATCTGTTGACAGAACAGGCTGCTTCGAGAGGCAGATATCAGATTGTATCGAACTTAACACGCTAGTCTCTGATTTCGCAAACCTTACAGCGCAGCAAACTCAGGAGATATGGTGGGGCAATGATATTGATTTTCCGGTTGACCCCAAAACTAAGAAGCCTATAAAAGTGAAGTCGGGGCAATGGTTGCTTACTAGCACAACACCAGATGGAAAGACACCGCAAATCAAGGCACTATCTAATGCATTTGATACAAACGCAACATTAACAGCGATAGATACACGCTGGCGAAGAATTTTACAAAAATGCAAAGTGCCTACACAACAAGATTCAGAAGGTGGCGGTTCCACAGGAACCGCCATGGATATGTCTAGTGGATGGAGTGCAGCTGAGATTGACGCTGTGCGTGAGGAGCAGATTGTGAGCAAGGCACAGCGAGAGGAACTTAAACTTATCATAAAAGTACTCCAATTAACTCCATCAAATGTGCTTAAAGACGATGATCCAATCAAAAGAGTACATGTTGGAGACATCAATTTCCATTTCTCAAGAAGAAAGAACTACGACATGTCAGTCAAAGCAAATGCTTTATCAACCCTCATTAAGACTGGTGTACATGGTAGACATGCACTTAAATTTATTGACGGTTTTGAAGACACCGAGGCTACATGGAACGACAGCAAGGAAATGATAGAAGCAGTACAAAGGGCTGCTGCATCAAGCGGAACCACAGCAGCGGAAGACAGTGAACCAACTGATAGGCAAATAGATCAGTTGGAAACAAGCCCTATAACTGGGAAAGTATAAGGTGATGATATGGCACAGATATTTGGATTTGACGAAATCGAAAAGATACGGTCCATGCCATACAATAGATTTTTTGGTGAAATGGGAATCACAAAAAAGCAAAAACAAGAACGCATTGAATTTTCAAATAAAATTGAAGATGATATGCGTTTTTTAATTTTACTCATCCTGATTATGAAGGAAACAGGTAGAGTTGATGCCAAGAAAGCAGCAGAACAATTTGAAGCAAAATTGCTGAAATGGATTGCACGATATATTGATCTTGACAGCGAGACAAAGGTTTATATATCAGATTTTTGTTTATCTACAGCACAGGTAACTGCGGATCATGTCAACGAAAAATATTATGTCTCAGAAGATCGAATACGCCTGATAAGTGAAAATACAGCCCTTGATTTTTTGAATCATAAAGACTTCAAAGAGGCAACCAGAAATAAAACATACAAAACATGGAACACAATTATAGACGGAAAAGAACGTGAAACACACCACAAGGAAGATCAAACGACTATACCAATAAACAACTACTTTTTAGTAGGCAAAGCACTTATGCGGTATCCACATGATATGGCAGTTGCTTTTACTAACCCGGAGGAAGTAATCAATTGTCGCTGCTGGGTGACGTACTCTTAATTTATGCAAAGAACAGGCTCTTTAAACGAAGGTTTGAAGGGCTTTTTGTTTGCACAAAATTAGGGCAAACAAGTCGGAGACGGACTTTAAGGAGCAAAACAGCTCAGAGAAGAGCTTAATAATCGCACAAATCAAAGCGGAGAGAACCGCACAAACGCAGAAAGGAATGAATCTATGAAGACTCAGCCGATTTTTAGAACATTTGAACGCAATGCCACCAAGAGAAGATTAAACCTGCAGCTTTTTGCAGAGCCGACACCGGAGGTTGAAACTCATGAAGGGCCAAAGGGATCAGGCGATGATCACGAACCGGAAACTGATGCTGATGTATTAAGAGTGCAGCTTGCACAGGCAAACGTACAAATTGCAAAACTCACAAGCAAAGCTGATGCACTTGCATCTGAGAACGCAGCCAAAACAAAGCAGCTCAGAGAAAAGATGACAGCTCAAGAGAAGGAAGCGGAAGCAAAGAAAGAAGCGGAAGCCGAGAGAGACAAGCAGTTCAAGGCAATGCAGCGTGAGCTTACGATTATGAGATCTACCAATACATACATGGACACTTTGGAAATGTCCAAGGAAGTAGCACAGCAGTACGCAGAAGCAAGAGCTGATGGAGACGGAGATAAGGAAAACGAAATTTTGAGACAGCACATGAAAACGCTCAAATCAAAGATGATGCAGGAGTTTTTGGCAGAGCGCGGCGAAGTCAATGCCGGCCACGGAGACAGTCACGAGAGCAAGGCTGTTGAACTTATGAAGTCACTACCGACGTATTCAACAGAGGTTGATGAGAGTGTTTTGAAGCAATACATGTAAAGAAAGGAAGTAAGAAATGGCAAGAGGAGACATGAGATATGCAACAACCGAGATACGTCCATCCGGTGCAGAGATCTTAAACAGAGAGGTGTTCGAAGGAGTGCCAATGACTATTGATTTTACAGATGTCAGCACTACTGATAGTGATACCGGAGAGAAGGTTGTAAAAGCAGGAAGCGTAATTAGTGGAACAGGAACAGTAGTTGCAGCAACACCATGGACAGGCGGAGCTGGAATCTTGCTTTTTGATGTGTATGAGCATCGGCCACAAGGAACGATTCTTAAAAAGGCATACATTAACAAGTCAAGAGCAGAACAGAATGCAGGAATCACTTATGATACAGACTTAACTAAGATCCTGCCTATGATCGTGGTTGAGTAAAAAAGGAGGAGCAATGGCAGTTTTAATTACAGATATTTATGATTCACAGGCAGTTGCCGCAAGACGTACACAAGATCCAAGTAATGCCATGGGCTTTGTCGGAAAGGCTTTTTTCCCAAACAGAAAGAAGCTGGGCTTGTCATTAAAATGGATTAAGACACACAAAGGCTTAAACGCCATCTTAAAGCCAAGTAATTTTGACGCAATTCCGATGATCAGAGCCCGTGAGGGATTTAAGCAGGAGTCTACAGAGATGATCTTTTTCCGTGAGAGTATGACTGTACGAGAGGAAGATTTAATGCGACTTATGGAGATCGAAGACGCTAATAGTCCATTCATCGGAGACATTATATCATCAATTTACAATGATGCTGCAAGGCTTATTGATGGCGCAGAAATCGCCGCCGAAGTAATGCGAATGGCACTGCTTGCACCAAAGGACGGAAAACCATCTATCGCAATAGGAACCGGGGAGCAAGAGAGTGACAATATGGTTTATGGCTACGATTACGATGGCGATGGAACATATAAGCAAAAGCATTATTTAAAAATTCAAGGCACTGATACGTGGGATCATCCTGACACGGCGAAGCCGTTAAAAGACGTTCAGCAGGGTACTAAATATTTAAAATCAATCGGAGTACTTCCTCGCTATGCGATGATGAACAGTACTACCTTTGATTACCTCGTTGAAAACGAGCAGATCAAGAACGCTTTAATCACTTCTTCTGGCAAGACGGTTGATTTTACCGATGAAGCAACCGTTAAGGAGATTTTTACGCGAAAGACAGGTCTGACACCTATCATTTATGACAAGATGTACATTGACTACAAGGGAGAGACTCAAAAGTTCTACCCGGACAACAAAGTAACCATAATCGGCGCAGGAACACTGGGATCAACATATTATGGTGTGACACCAGAAGAGCGTACATTGATGTCAAATAAAAATGTGGATGTTGCCATGCTTGACAACCGCATTGCAATCGCGACCAAAACCGAGCAGGGACCACCTATTAAGACAACAACCAGCGTATCACAGATTGTGCTTCCATCATATGAGGGCATCGACAGCACATTTGTACTTGACGTCAAGTAATGAAATTTGATCACATGATCAAGTTTGGGGGAATCTACTATGCAGCTGGCGAAGACGTCCCAATGGAAGAAAAAAGCGATGCCCTAGAGATTGACGTCCCGATGGAAGAGAAAATTGAAATTCCAGAGTTGCAAGTTGATGATGAGCCAAAGCAAAGAGGTAAGAAACCAAAAGCTGTTTGATGGAGGTGAGAAAGTATGAGTTATACAGACAACCTTGCAGACGAGCTTTTTTTTGATTTGCAAGTTGAGCTTTCAAATGATGAAGAAGGCGGCAGCTTTTCGGAACCGCTACTCAAGCAAAAAATCAAAAGTGCAATTAGAGAGGTCCGAGACAAAAGAAGATATCCACTTGGATACACGGACGGAATGATTGCACAAGATTTAGACAGGTACTATAGCCAGATTCGTAATTTGGCTTTGTACGATTATAACTCGATTGGCTTTGAGGGTGAGAGTCAGCACAGTGAGGATTCCATTCAACGAACAATGGTAGACAGAAAAACGTTGTTCGCTGGAATAATACCGTTAGCAACAGTCTAAGGTCTAAGAAGGATGTTCGCCAGTGTGTTTGTAATGCTTGTGAATACGCTGGCAGGGTGCATATTAAAGCGGCGGTGGGCAATATGCAAAAATATAAGCAGGAGATATAAAGATGCAAGAATTTTTATTACAAACATACACAATCATCCTTCCGATTGCTTTAGGATACATTGTTTGGCTTCTGCAGCAACAGAAGAAAGACAAGAACGCGAATGAGAGAGGAACCATGCTGTTATTGCGTGTGCAACTGATCGAGTATCACACAAAATACATGCGGCTAGGGGAGATACCATCCTATGCTTATCAGAACTTCGAGGAAATGTATGAAGCTTATCATGATTTGGGCGGAAACGGTATGGTTAAAAAGATGTATGAAGAGATCAAAGAGTTACACATCAAGAGTGGAGGAGGTAAATAAAATGGATATATCGAGCATGACTACCGTGATTGCGATTGTAGTTATTTGCTATTTAATTGGGCTTGCAGCCAAGACAATTCCAGCAGTCAAGGATAATTACATTCCGGTCATTGTGGGTGCTTTTGGCGGCATTCTGGGAGTCTTAGGAATGTATGTCATACCAGACTTCCCAGCGCAGGATATTCTGAATGCTATTGCTGTCGGCATTGTATCAGGTTTGTCTAGTACCGGCATCAATCAGGTATACAAGCAGCTGAAAGATGGCACGGACAAGTAGAAGAAATCGCCAGCAGATGTGGTATTCATACCAAGTCGGGAAAGCACCTGGATATCTGAGAGATGAAAACGGTGACATTCAGTATGAGAGCTATATTGGAGCTGATGGGGAAGTATATTTTTATACCGATGACGAAGGTAAAAAAATCCCAAAAGAAAGCGGTGAAATGGAAGTGCTTTACAGCAATCCTATAAAGTTTTGGGGGACAATCACATCACAGCTAAAAAACGCTGTCATGCGAGCATGGGGCAGTGATAGTACAAACAATTATGCTACGCTCATCTTAGCTAAACATGCAAAAGACTCTAACGGAAACAAACTTAGCTTGCCGTTTGGAGCAAGAATCTGGCTACACTCAGAAATCAAAACGAAACCAAATGGATCACCAGACGAAAATTCGGCTGATTATCAAGTGAGTGGAATCATGAATGAAGCACTGAATGAAACGTCTTACTATCTGCAGGTATTGCAGCAAAACGAGGAAAAAACCTAATGGCAAAGGCTTTGGAAATAAAGGTGAGCGGAGTAGATGAAGCCATAAGGATGTTGGAACGTTACCAGAAAACGTTCCAAACGCGAGTAGAGCTTTTCATGAAGAAGCTTACTGATTACGGAGTTGAAAAAGCAACAGAAGAAGTCTTGACGATGGACGCAGTATTCACTGGTGAACTTGTAAATAGTATTCACTCAACCGAGATAGAGAGCAACGCAGAGCGAGTTATCTTTGCGGTAGAAGCTGATTCAGAACATGCTATCTATGTAGAGATGGGAACAGGAATCATAGGCGCTACTACTCCGTATCCAGGCAAGCTCCCGGCTATTTATGCGCAAGGAAAAACAATTAGAAAAACGGCAGATGGTAGATATGGTTGGTATTATCTGGGGGGAGATGGTAAGTGGTACTTTACAGAAGGTATGCCGTCAAGACCATTCATGTATCATGCCTCAACACAAATGAGACATGATATTGAAAGAATTGCAAGGGAGGTGTTCGGATAATGGCTCAGAATCAATGGGTCATTGACCTTGAGAGCAAGGTATTATCCCTTGTGAAAGGCAAGACATACAACAAGCTAAAGAAAAGATATCCACAAATAATGTACACCACCTCAAGCATAAGCAATGATTCACAACGCAATTTTCCCTGCGTGTACGTCCATGAGTTGGGTGGAAGCGAAGCAAACTCCGATCTGGAACGCACAAGAATCAACACTATAGTGGCAGGATTCCAAATTGAAGTGTATAGCAACACATCACAGCTAGACTGCAGAACTATAATGGCAGAAATTATGGACTGCCTAAAAAAACTTATGTTTGATGTAAAAATGTCACCATATGCGGACAATCAATCACCAATATATCGTTATGTAGCACGTTTTGAAAGAACATTTGATTGGAATGATATTTTTTAAGCTCCATCGGCAAGATGGGGCTTTTTTAGTAGGAGGAATACAAAATGGCAGTAGGTTTAAAAAGTAGAATCATCTACAGAGAAAAGACAAAGGAAGATGGCGCAGCCGATTACTGGGCAGGTGAATATAAGCTCTTGATCAGAGCAAAATCAATTCCATCACCTTTCGGCACTGTCAACATGGTTGATACATCAACCTTGGAAGACTTGATAGAGACTCAGGAACAGGGAAGAAGAGCAGCTGCATCAATGGAAGTACCAGGTGCATTTGAAAAAAAATATAAGGATGAACTAGTTAAAAACGAGGGAAAACAATTAGATATCTGCATCCTTTACGGCACAGATGGAAAAGGTTCAGAAGGAATTGTGGCTTTTGTAGGAACAGAATCTTTCGCACCAGACGAGGCAACAGAAGATCACCTCACAGGAACAGCAACAATTGCCACAGTAACCGTTCCAAGGTGGATTGAGGATAGTTATACCGTATCTGTAACAGAAGATGAGAATGGTTATCCAACATCAATTACACTGGCAAAGAAAGAAATGTAACAGCTATATTCGGGAAGCGTGAGCTTCCCGTTTTTTGTTTAAAGGAGAATGAATTATGAAATTTATGAATTACGAAATTAAGTTTGGAATCGAAGCAACTACAAAAAGCGGAATTTTAAAGAAGATTAAAGAAATTCAGCAGTCCAGCGATGATGAAGTTCAGCAGTCCAACGGTGATTTTGTTGACGATATCGAAATGATGCTTAATATGGTTCCAGAGTTTTTGCTTGTGGGATTGCAAAAAAGACATAAGGATGAGTTTGGGTATGATTATAACACAAATAAAGGCAAGGAAGAGGCAACAGCAAAGGTATGTGAATTGATTGATGAGTATACCGATCAGGAGGATTCAAGCATCAAAGAGCTGTTTGAAGAGCTGCTAAAAGAGGTAATGCAGAATGGTTTTTTCAAGAAGGAAGTTCTGCAGATGAAAGCGGAGAAAGAAGCGAAAGATCAAAAAACAGAGTAATAGATCCGATTGATTATTACGACGAAAAGCTGCTTCCGTATTTTTTGTGTGTTACACAACAATACGGCTTTACTGCTGAAAAAATAGGCGATATGTGTCCGTGCGAGTTAAAACCATATGAACTTGCTTACAAGCTGCATCAACAGCAAGTCGATATACAAAACCACATGCTTGGCAGGTACGTAAGAATGTCTATCTTATCAACACTGGGTAACAGCCAGTGGTTCAAAGGTAAGCATACACCGCCGTTTGAATATCCAGATATGCCTTTCTTGCAACAGGAGGTAAAGAAAAGCAAAAACGGCAATGCGGAGTCAAATGAGGAAATCGCAGTGTACGAGATGAAGCAAAGAATCAGGCAGCTTGAAAAGCAAGGCTTGCCAGAGAGCCCGATCTAAGGGAGGAGGGATAAAATGAGTGAGGTAAATATTGATTCGATACGGATTGAAGCTAAAACAAATATCAAAGAAGCTATATCTGATATTGAAGCATTAAAACAATCCCTAACCGGATTGGGCGACAACAAAAGCGGAATTGACCGCTACTCAACATCTGTAAATGGATTAACGCAAAGATTAACGCGACTGACAGGGATAACCAACAAGACAGGAATTGCAGCAGTTGAGAAATCTGTAAGAGAACTGGCAGAAGCATCTATTAAGCTTAACAACTTGCAGCTTAACGAAAAGAAGGGTTCGATTTTTTCTGAGGATACATGGAAAAGAGCCATGGAGAACGTGGAAAGTGCGATGGAAAATGTAAAAAATACCATCGCACAGAACGTTAAGGAAATCAGACAGCTAGATGGTGTTGAAAAGGCTTTTGATAACTATATTAAAAAAGCTCAAAATATAAAGATTCCGATTGGCGTAAAAAATGACCTAAAGACAGATAGAGAATTTGCCAATCTGCGAAGTGTACTTGGCAAGAATTTCTCCACAACAAATAGCGGTACGGATTTTGTGACGTTCATAGACGATATGAACAAGTCAATAAATACCACATTTGATACTACAAAAAACGCAACAGATCTGTTCAAGGACGTAGTAGAGCGTTTAAGAGACATACGCAAGGAAGCTGTGATGACATCACAGGATGTTATCAAAAACGGCTTGATTCCAGTGCAGGAAATTGAATCCGAACTATCAAAGTTTGCCGCAAAAGACATACCTAACCTCAGTGAGAAGTATGGACTCACAGAAAACGATGTTTATGGTGGTAAAAAACTATCAGAAAACAACGAAACAGAAAGCGTAAAAGAGGTCACAAGCGCCATCGGGCAGAAGACCAGAGCATTTGAAAAAGAACAACAGACTGTAACTGATGCTGTGAACAGCGAAATGAAAGACCTTATCAATTTAAGGTCAACCATCGAATCCGTTACAAATGCTGTAGGAGACGGAAAAGGTCTGGCAGGAGCATTCAAAGGGCTTAAAGAACTTGGCTTGGGTGAACTGGCTTCTTTGAAAAATATTGATTTCTCTGGAATTGCAAAGCTGAACAGAGAAAATTTAAAATCAATAATCGGAAAAAAGTATACTGGACTATCAGATACAGAAAAGACTATCATTCAAAATGCAGCAAATAAAGCTGTTGCACCAGAGAGTGTGCCGTGGTTAGAAGATTATGAAAAACTGATACAGCAAGCAAGGGAAGAAAGTCAAAAATTTTTAGGTGGATTTTACGTTCCCAAGAGTGTTGAAGAACTTCAAACTGAATTTGTGGGAATCTCGAAAGAGATAGTACGTTTGAAAGAAAACATACAAGAAGCATTAAGAACTCTTGATACTGATGATGTATCACAGATGGTTGATGGCTTGTCGCAGGCGATAGCTTATGCGAGTGATCTATCGACTATCGCAGCTCAAAAAGGTATAACGCTTAGACAGCCAAAAAGTGAATGGCAAGAGTATCCACTCAGCAATTTTCCAGAAGAACTTCGTGGTGATGGCTTATCAAATGCAATGAGTCAAACTGCGAGGGAAACAAGCAACGCTTCAAACCAGTTAAGACAATACAATGAAGATGCGTCAAAAGTAATCAGAACAGAACAGACATTTAAAGATGCCTTGGCTGCTGCTGCGCAAGAGCCACCAATATTTAGAGACATACCAGAGGATATCAACAGATTGAACCGAAACATGCAAAAATTGCCACTTAGCCTATCCCAGTTAAAATCAGATATAAGTGATTTGGCAGGCATCATGGGTGGATTTGTAGGAAAGGCGATATCTGTTGCAGGTGCAATTGGCAAAATAGGATCTTTTGCAACAAAAGTAAACAAGCAGATATTGTCGTTCACAAAAGACTTTGCAAAGCTATCATGGGAGTTTTTGAATTTTGGTTCAAGCAAAAACGCATTATCTGGGCTAAAGAGTCCATTTGGCCAGTCCTCAGCTAGCCTTGGGGATTTTAACAAAAAATTAAAGCACGGAATTACAACTGTGCTGCGCTACGGTTTTGGAATCCGGTCTTTGTACGTACTGTTTAACAAGCTACGATCAGGAATCAAGGACGGAATCAACAACCTTGTTATGTTTAGCGATAGGGCAAATAAGAGTTTGTCGTTGCTGACATCTGACATGTCATATGTTGGAAATAGTGTGGCTGCGGCATTTGAACCAATACTGAATATTATTGCACCAGTTATTGACCAAATTGTAGATTATGCAATTGCAGGAATCAATGCCGTAGGTGCTTTTATAGCATCAATAACAGGGCAAACATCATATACGGTGGCTGTAAAAAACATCAAAGACTATCGCGACAGTTTAAACGGCACAGCATCTGCAGGAGATGCAGCAAGTGACGCAACTGATAAGTTAAAAGACAAGACCGATGAGTTAAAACACGAACTGATGGGGTTTGATGAAATTGAAAAATTTTCGGAAGATCTCGATAACGCAGCTAACAGCGGTTCAGGAAGTGGAAGTGGAAGTGGTTCCGGAAACGGCTCAGGAACGGAAGATCCTATACTTTTTACAAAAAAGGATATACCAGGAGCGGTATCTAACTTTGCAGATCTTGTAAAGGACGCTTGGGCGAAATCCGATTTTACTGACATCGGTAAAATAGTTGGAACGAAACTCCGTGACGCACTTGATTCCATTGACTGGGAGCCAATCAAGGAGCAGGCAAACAAAATTGCCAAAGTCACAGGAACATTTATAAATGGCTTCTTTGAGACGGAAGGTCTTGATAAGAGCGTTGGAAGAACACTTGGAGAAGCGGTCAACACAGCCGTAGGTGCAATCAATACCTTTATTGACACAACTCACTGGGCATCACTTGGCGAATTTATGTCAGGCGGACTCAGAAGCGCGATAGCTACTATTGATTGGGATGGCCTTGGAAAGACTCTGAATGCCAAATACAAGGCTTTATGGAGTTTTCTTGATGGATTTGTAGTGGATATGTCTAAAATCAATTTTAGCGGCACTACAGGGTGGCAGGAAGCAGGTAATGCACTTGCAAATACAATCAATAGCATTTTTGCAGATAGAGACTATACAAAAACTGGACAAACTATTGCAGCTGGAATCAATGGAATCACATCTGCGCTAACAACAGGGATAGAAGGAATTGATTTTAATTCGATATCCAGAAATTTTTCAAACGGAATCAATAGCATATTTTACGAGGTAGATTGGCAAGCAATCGGCACAATGCTATCCGACGGAATGAATACAGCAACTTCATCCTTACTTACGTTTTCAGTAACGGTTGATTGGAAAAGAATAGGCTCAGAACTGGCAAATTCCGCAAATACTTTTTTGGCTAAGACTGATTTTAGCCAAGCAGGAAAAGCGCTAGGCCAGGCATTTAAAGGTGCACTATCCGCAATTAACGAGTTTGCAGCAACATTTAATTGGAGATCTCTTGGAGTTGATATAAACAACTTCATTAAGGGCATCAACTGGGGCGAAATCTTAAAAACAAGTGCAAATATAGTTGCCAACACGTTTTTTGGATTATTTGAGGCAGCATGGGGGCTTATATTTGGGGGAAATGACACAAAGTATACCGCTATAGCTGATAACCTTAACAAAGCCATTTCAAAGCTGAATGTTGAGTGGCCAAAGTTTAAACAAGATGAGCTTAGTAATTTTGATTCGGCAATGGATTCACTGGACAAATTTTGGGAAATAAATGAGAAATTTAAAAAGAATGGAAGTTTATCAGCGCAGGACGAGTCCTTGTTCAAGTTCTACTACGAACAAATCTCAAAGTACGCACCAGATATTGCTAAGGAAATTGGAAGCATACAGACGGCTTATCAAGGAACAAAAGATACACTTGAAAAACTTATTGAAACGCAGAAAAACGCAGCTATTCAAAAAGGATTTTCAAGTGCGTTAGAGGATGCTTCTAAGATTTACGGCGATGCCGTAGTTGCTCTCGAGCAATTAAAAACCAAATTTATAGATGATTCCATCTCATGGAAGGCTGATATATTAAATGGACTTTTATCAAGAGTGGATGTATACGGTGGAACAATCGAGACCTGGGAAAAAACTTTTGATAAGTTTTTACAAAAAGTGAGAGATGGTTCCATTGACTTTCAGAATCTTACAAAAGACGAGGAAGCACTTTGGCAAGTCATGCGAGAAATGAATCCTCAATTTGGAACAATGGAAGAAGACATGGAATCATTAAATGGAACTGTCGAGACATCTGGAGAGACTGTAGATAAATTGCAAGTAGCTATGGGACGCTATAGAGATAATACTTCATCTGCAACAACCAATACAGAAAGCTTAATTCAAAAGCTTAAAGGGATTAAGTTGACTGGAGTTTGGAAATCACTTGCAGATGAGCTGAGAGATACACTGGATAGCGTAACTGAATCTTTAAAATCTGATAAATTCACACTGGGAATCAGCAATACTTTAACAAACATGTTTGACAAGGAATTTAAAGTGAATTTAAAGGCAGGATCACTTAATACCAGTGAAATTCCAGAAAACCAGAGAACGGTTGGTGGAGTATCCGCAAGTATTGTCAAAGCAAGTAATCAAATACCTGAATCAATAAGAAAGTTGGATTTTGTTGGAGCTATCACTAGTAAAAAGGACGAGATTGCAGACAGGAAGATCAACAACTTGGAAGGCAGCGTATCAAAAGTATCACAAACAGGCGGATTAACGTTAGATAATCTCGGCGGTTGGATTGGCTACATCGGTTCAAAGGTGTCGAATCTCACACTTGATAACATCGGCGCTTGGATTAGCTTTATAGGTTCGCAAAAAAACAACATGACATTAAGTGATATAGGAGCATGGATCAGTTTTATTGGATCTCAGAAAGACTATATGACGTTAAGTGATATCGGCGCTTGGATTAGCTTTATAGGTTCGCAAAAAAACAACATGACATTAAGTGATATAGGAGCATGGATCAGTTTTATTGGATCTCAAATCAGTGGAATGACGTTGAGCGGAATCGGAGCATGGATCAGCAACATTGCTGCACAGTCTGGCGGATTAACACTGAGTGGAATTGGAGCGTGGATTAGTTATATTGCAAAAAGCGGCAACTTATCACTGCCTGGAATCCTCGGACTCGTAACTCAGGTTCAAAAACAATCTGGTTTTTCATTGATATTGTCTGGAATCACCGCACTTGTATCATCTATAGTGGGAGCACGGAAAGCAGAAGGTGGAGCTTTTTATGGCGGAAGGTGGCATAGCATACCACAATTTAGCAGTGGAGGAGTCATCAAAAAAGACTTCATGTCAAGCTTTAGCACCATTCCACGATATGCAGGCGGTACTGTAAATGCAGGTTCGATGTTTATTGCAGGAGAGGCTGGACCAGAGCTTGTGGGGCATGTAGGCGGACGCACAGAAGTACTCAACGAATCACAGCTTGCAAGCGTGATGCAAAGTGCAGTAGCAGAAGGAATGCAAACTGCAATGTCACAAATGGGCAGCAGTGGAAACATAACTGTCAATGTCACACTTCAAGGCGATGCAAGGCGCATTTTTGAAGTGGTGAAGAGCGAGAATAATTCACGTGTTATGCAGACAGGCAAGGCGCAACTTTTAACGTAAAGGAGGGAAACAATGCAATGGATGGTCCAGTAAAAACTGTAATCATAAGTGGATTGGAGTTGAAAGCTAAAGATCTGACGATAACAGATAACAACATCTGGAGCCGCAATACGGGGCGAGTTGCGTCTGGCGATATGGAAGGTGACATCAAAGCAAAGAAAATTAAGTTAAATCTTACGCTGGCGCCTTTGGATGATGAAGAAGCAGCAGCTTTTGCTGCTGCAATAGAACCACCATTTTTTCCGATCACTTTCCGAAATCCGAAGTCTGGGAAAACAGAAACGCGCAAATTTTATGTTGGAACGCCAACATATCCGGTGTATTCATACGCCGATATACTGCCCAGATATGTTGGCGTTGCCGCAAATTTTATTGAAAAATGAGGTGTCAAAATGAAGATGTCAAATAGAACACTGGTAAAAACAATCAATGGACTTTTATCGTTTAAAAACAATGGCGCAAGAAAGCCGATTAAGGCAATTTACGCAATTAACCGTAATATTGAAATGCTGGATAAGGCTGCGATTCCTTTTCAAGAATCAAGAAATGAATTGATTGAAAAGTACTGTGATAAAAAGGAAAATGGCGACATTGTGCCTAAAAAGGGAATGGAGCAAAGCCTAGAATCGGAGCTGGGTGAATTACTGGATGGAATTGAAGTTGACGTAGATGTTTATAAGATTCCAATTAGCTTGATCGAGAATATAGAAGCATCAGAGCTTGAATTTGAAGCAATTAGCATGATGCTTGAGGAAAGTGAGGCGGAAAAAGCATGACATATGACTACACAGTGAAACAAGATGGACAATTTTATAAACCTGGTCAAGATGTGCCAGATATGGGTACATTAGTGTGTACGTCTGTGCAAGGGAATATACGTAGTTATGAGGGGCTTGCAAAAGATGTAGGCAAGCTTCCTACGTATGTTGCGACAGGCAGCTCTTTTCTGGCAAGTGATACTGGCGATTACTATAAATTCGAAGAGTCAACAGCAGCATGGAATAAGATTTAAGGAGTAAAAGATGAAACCAGAAGACGTCATTGGCATTTTAAATCGCAAGGTTCAGAACGCAACTGTAACGGAAGATCAAATTGATGCGGCTGTTGAAAAGTATCATAAGATTCATCCGTTGGAAACTGATAAATCACTTACTATTCCTGATGCCTTTGCAGATGCAAAAGCAGTCGGGGATGGATTGAGCAAAAAGGTAACAGGAAAAGGAATGACTTTGTACTATGATACAGAAAAACAGTGCGCAGCCATTAAATTTGATGAACAAGGTTAGGTGATCATTATGGGATTATGGACGGAATATAAGAAAAAAACGGCTGTAAAATCCACAGATACTTTTCTTGTGTATGACAGCGCAGAAGGCGTAATGCAAGTTGATGGATCAAATGTAAAAGAATCCTTTAGAGATGCTACAGATACCACATTGTCACAAGCAGACATGCCAGCTGATGCAAAAGCAGTTGGAGATAGATTCGCAAAGGTTGAAAAGAAGAATACAGAACAGGACACAGCGCTAAAAACAAAGGCCGATGGTACTGGCATAGAATTTTTCTTCGACTTAGCCAAAGGGTGCTTGGCTGCAAGGATAACAAAGTAGAGGAGGAAGGTGTATGGCTGACAAAATAATATATCTTGCAAATTGGGAAGATGTGGAAGAATTAAAGGCTGCATCAAAAACTCAAGAAACTAATATAGCGGATTTAACAAAGGAACTTGCAAAGAAAGCAAATGGCCAGGGAATTACTTTGAGTATAAATGAAAGTGGTGGACTGAGAGTAATGTATGACGATGGAAAGTGAGGATAAAAAATGGCAGCAGTGGCAGTAGACGTGGCAATGGAGTCAACATCACAAGAGATTTTAAATCTTTTAAAAACGGTAAAAACACTAGTAACAGATGTTTCAAAGTTTGACTGGAAGAATTTCTGGGAACAAACAGCAACAGACGAGGTTTTCTCAACAAAGTTTTATTATTATGAGACAAGCACCAGTCCGAGCGGAGAAAAAATGAATGCATCAGTTGGATTAACAGCCGTACCTTCAACAGAAACTGTAAAGGGGCAGGATGATTTTGCGAATCATAGTGCTTTTCAGACAATTGATTGTAATTTTGTGATTGATGAGCAAGAGAATAAGACTCCAGTAGCAATTAAAGGCGGTAACGGATATTCCGATATCGGAAAAGTAGATGTTGGAGTTATGGTTCCATTAACTTATTGGGGCATTCAAAAATTTGACACATATTACATTGTGCATTTTGCAACGAAGCCGCATCCTGAATTGGAGTGCACAACAGTTACACCATGGTGCAATAAAGAACTCGGTTATGGTATTTTGACAAAATACTATGCAGGACAAATTGATGGAATTTTATATTCATCATCTGGAAATGCAATTTATAACTTTGCTTCAGCCCAGTCCGGAAATACTGAGCTGCAAAAGAAAGGAACAGGATATCATGGCTCTGGATCAGAGCGAACGGCATATCTGCTGTGTATGCTATGGATGAAGTATGCGACAAAAAATAGTCAGAAAGTCTTTCAAGGATGTGCTTCATATAGTGTGCAAACTAAAGTTGCACAGACTGGAGAAAAAGTTAATTATGTTGTAATTCCAACAGCGCAGGCAAATAGCTTTTATGTTGGTGCGACAGTATCCATCGGAGATGCAACTGGCCACACAGACAATCTGGATCGTGGACAGGCATACATGCGAAATATCGCAGATAAAGTCAAAATAACAGCTATCGAAGCAATATCTGAAACAGATAACAGTAGAGTATATGTCGGTAAGCAAAATATGACAATTACAGAAGATACATATATATCATCAATGCCATTACATGCAGGGCAAACCGACAAGGTGCTTGGAGTGGATGGATATATCAAGAATGATGGTAAACACGCATTCAAACTTGGCGGTATTGAAGATATGGTTGGTGCATATTATATCTCAATGAACGAGTTGTGGAACAAGACCACAGCAACAACGGTTGACTACTACGTTAGAGGAACTGCTGCATGGTCAAGCACTGCCGCGAACTGGACAAAAATCGCAACTGTAGATCTTGAAACAACTGATGATTTTTGGATTGGCGACATTGATATAGACTTGTCTACAGGTGTTATATGGTTCAAGAGCAAGGGTTCAGGAGATTCAGTCGGTGTTGGCGACAGACAATATAATGGCGGTAATGCAGCAGGTTGGCGCGAAGCGCTGAGGCGCGGCGATCTCGGGTACTGGTCGAGTGCCGGATTCTCCTTCGCGGCTCTCTGGTACGTCGTGGCGGCTGCGGTCTGGAACTGCGCTCTCTGCGTTTAATTCCGAACCTTTTAAGGGGTGAATTTTGCGCAAGCAAAAGAGGGGGCTGCCCCTCTAAATAGTATACAGAAATAATTTTAAAATAGGACTTGTCACACACGGGCGCGGCAATCTCAGGAACAGGTCGAATGCCGGATTCTCCTACGCGAATCTCAGGAACGACGTGACGAATGCGAACTGGAACTACGCTCTCTGCTTTTATATGTCTGACGGGACAAAATAGTACGTTGGTACTTAGTGTGGCATTTCGCGGATGTAATTCCGCTGCTGTGTAAGCAACACTTAAATAGGCAACAAAAAGGGAATCGGAATGCCGACGGACATTCCGATAACTTATGTGAAAGACATAGGTTGGGGCTAGTAGACATCCGAACGTCCCTCGGAATTTAAACGATATTTACAAAAAGGATAAAAAATACTTGAAACGTTGTTGTAAAAGAATAGATATAACTAACAGAATATTGGTTGAACGAGCAGTAAGAGATTGCATAAGTGGAAAGATGAATCGAGGGGACACTATAAGAATGTTCTCAGAGTACTCAAAGTTGCCACGTGAAATCATAAAAAAGATCTGCAAAGAGCACTTCATGATGGAAGGATTGATCAATACTGTTATAGACGGTATACAACAAGAAATTATTGAAAAGAAATATGTTGTAAAGCCAATTCGTTACAGATACCAAGTTGATAAGTGTAACGGAAAGGTCAGAAAGATAGGGATACAAGATGTAAAGCAACAGATATACGACTATATAGCTGTATATGCAATGGAAGAATTATTCCGAAAGAAAATAGGCTTTTACCAATGTGGGGCATTAAAGAACAAGGGATGCGAATTTGGCGCAAAAGCGATTAAGAAATGGGTAGACAACCATGATATAAGATGGGGATGGCAAGCAGATATCAGGCATTATTATGAAACCATACCTAAAGGTAAATTAAAAGAACTACTAAGGCGAGATGTAGATAACGACAATGTTATACATCTCGTTTTCTTCTTAATTGATTCATTTGAGGGTGGATTATCAATCGGTTCATACCTTAGCCAATATCTTGCGAATTACTACATGTCATATGCGTGTCATTATGTTAATGAGCAGGTATACAAATTAAGAAAACATAGGAACGGAGCTACTAATCGTGTCAATCTTGTATCTCATGCCCTGTTTCAGATGGACGATATGCTAATTGTTTCGAAAAGCTTGAAGGATTTAAAAATGGCGGTAAAAAGATTTTCAAGTTATGTTTCAGATTTTTTAGGGCTAGAAATTAAGGAAACGTCAAAATTCATTGATCTGAGTGCTACGTACATTGATATTTTAGGAAGAAAAATATCAAGAAGAAGTCTTACTGTACGCTCATCAAATTTTTTGAGATTTAGAAGGACTGCAAAGAAGGTAAGAAAAAGAGTCCACCAAAAGAAAGAAGTGCCACTATCATTTGCTAAAAGCTATATCGGGCGTTATGGAGCTATTAAACATTCAAACACACAACGTTTTCAACAAAAGTATCATGTCTCGGAAGATATAAAGAGATGCAAAGAAATTGTATCCACTCATGAGAGGAGATTAAACAATTATGGAAAAGATGAGATTTACGCTGCCACAGTTAAGTGCAGCATTCTATCCGCTTGAAAAAGGAATGGATGTAGTCATTTGTACAGATGAGCAGAAGATTACGATTGATGGTCCAGAAAACAGCAGTGAGACGATGTATGAGTATGATGGCAATATATTTAGGACATTTAAGCTGACGCAAGAGGAGATTATTCAGGCCCCAGAGCAATATCTTGATTATGAAGGCGATACAGAGCCAAGCGAAGAAATGACAAGATACGCAACAGAAATGATAGATGCATATACCTTGCAGCTGATCGAGGAAGGAGTACTGGCATGAGAAGTTTGGTAGAGAGTTTAAAAAGGCTGTACAAAAGTGGAAAGGTGTCGGCAGAAAAGATTAAAGGGATGAAGATTCTCACAGAAGAAGAAAAAAGATACATCCTCGGAGAATAAAAAATAAAGCAAATATCTAGCACGGAGTATACCGTGCTAGAGAAAGGAAATCGTCATGTATCAGGTATCAGAAGCATTAGATAAAGTTATATCAGGCAGCGGAAGAACGTTCTACGCAAGGCTAAACGGAATATCAGATGGAATCCAAGAGATAGTGCAAACAAATTTCTCAACTCCTGATAGCTATTTTTATGTGGGTGGAGCTATAGCTTCCAAAATAGAAGTATCTATGTTTACAAAATCGCAAGAATTTGTAAAAGGCACGGAAGTAAAACTTGAAATTGGAGCAATAGCTGATGGCGCTATAGAATGGATACCAATGGGGTATTTTACAATAAAAGAACAAAAAAAAGACCGAAATCTGCTTACTTTTACAGCATATGACAGGCTAGAGTCAAAGTTAGCTAAAGCATATAAAAGTAAGATCACGAAGTATCCAGTAGAAAGTAAAGAATTTTTGGCTGATATAAGCGAACAGACAGGTGTTGAGTTTGACACAAGCAAATTATCTGATAACCTAATTATAGATAAAATATTGACGATTAACGACCAGTCGGGAGAGAAAACATACAAAGAGCCGTTTGATGGTTTCACAATGCAGCAGGTGGTTGGATACATCGCACAACTCCATGGTACATTTGCCATATGCGATAGAAACGGAAAAGTAACATTTAGATGGTATGGAGCGTTAGCAACTGATCACCCAGGAAAGATAGGCGATACAGCAGGTAGCTATTTAGAAGACCAAAACCTATCATTTATCTATAATACAATCGAATTTTTAAAAGAATCACACACGTATCTGATTAAGACCAATAGATATTTTGATGATCTGCTACAATCAGAAACGATGTGCCAAATCTCAGGCATCAGCTGTGATACAGAGAACAATCACTACGAATCAGGAACAAATATAAATACAAATTTAAGCAATCCAGTAATGACACAGGAACGGCTCAATAAAATCCTTGAAAAAATAAAGGATATGAGCTATTATCCAGTGTCATTTTCGTTTATGGGTGACCCAAGGCTTGACGTAGGTGATGTTGTTACAATAGTTGATGCCAAAAATAATCTTATAGATGTTCCAGTGATGCAGCACACCATTACATTTGATGGTGGTTTGCTGTCAGAAGTGGCATCTTATGGTTTTGAAGAAAAAGAGGTGAAAAGTCCATCTGAAATAGCGTTGCAACGAGTTAAAGATGATATTCTTAGCCTTCAAGAAATTACGGCAAAAAAAGCCACATTCAATCAATTAAACGCTGTAGATGCAAAGATCACCAACTTGCAGGCAAGCTCAATCACGGTAAATGATGCAAATATATTATTTGCCAGACTTGATAAAGCAAATATTCAGCAGGGTTGGATAACAAGTGTAATGATCGGTGATGCGCAAATTACCGATGCAAAAATTCAGGATATGTCTGCTGATAAACTAACAGCAGGCATTCTCGATGCAGAAAAGGTAACCTTGATAAATCTTGATGCTGGCAGCATAACAACCGGAACCATAACCGGACTTGATGCGATCTTTAACCGGTCTTTTACTGTTAATAGCCCATATTCTGACACTCAAAGCTTTATAATTGAAGCAAATCAAAACAACATCATAATTGGAACAAGAATCAAAGATGTATTATACAGCACAGACGATAACAGCATCATTTTTTCACCTACGGGAGTAACACTACAAGGCGGAAATGGTGCGGTAATAATAACTGCGAAGCATGATGTAACAATAGGATCAGATGGTGGATCAATTTACTTGAATGCTAACGGAACCACGTATAACGATATTCCAATATACGCTAGAAATGACTTATATACTTTTAAAATTCTTCATGAAGGAAACACAACTTTGAAATCAGAATTTAGCAGCGGCGTTGAAATCGGAAGTATCAGTTTGGGAACGCTATCAATGACTTTAAAGGTCCCATTAGCATCAACAACACAATCCGGTCTGATTACAGCATCAGAAAAATCTAAGCTAAACACCGACTACTTGCCATTAACAGGAGGTACACTCGAAAGCAGCAACGTAAACGTACTGGGTCTGAATTGCACGTCGGGTATGATGAGTACGTTAAGATTTTACGGTAGTGGAAAGCGACTCGGAAGTGTAGGCTTTAATGCTCAAAATTCAAGCTTATATCGCTGGAATACATCGGGTACTGCGTACAGAATACTTGATGAGAATGATTTGCCTTTGATGACCGATAGTGGATGGGTAAACATAACATTGGGTAGTGGAATCACTGCTGTAAGTTATATTGGAGCACGTGTCAGAAAGATAGGAAGTATGGTCAATGTCGTTATGGGAGTTACAGGAGCCACAGCAGCGTTCCAAACGCTCGGAACCCTGGCGCAAGGCTATAGACCAACGAAAGAAATTAACTTAGCAGCTAGATATTATAATTCTCCAACTGCCGCAATTTCAATTGGAACAGATGGAACAATCAAAGTTCTTCAGACTGCATCTGGTGGAAGTTCGTATAATGCAAGCGGAGCAATTTCATTTTCAATCACATATTTTATTTAAGCTTAAAGGGTGTATCAGTGATGATGCACCCTATTTTTATTGCTTAAAATTTAAGTAGGAATCCTTTCTCTCACAAACAGATTGCTTTGCTTGCTGTATTGATTCTTCTAAATGTTTCAAGTCAGGCTCTATAAAAGCGTCTTTAACCTCGCCGCGTGCCTGCCGAATCAGAAAATTGTCGAGATATGCTTGAGCTGACGTTATACGGTCAGCAAGCGGCAACTTGTTCAATGCCGTAAGCATATCAAGCTGTGCGTGCCAATCAGAGCCAGTATCGCAAAAGACATTGTAATACAGACGTTTCAGATATGCAGCATCTTCGTGCTTTAGGTATTCCTGCAGAGCAGACAGTGTCTCACTATCTTTTTTAGGGCGATAAATACGTTCATATTTGTTAGGATCATAGATAGCCATAAGACATTTTTCTACATCGACACCACATCTATCAAACCACTCTAGCAGCGCTGGGAAGTCTGGCGCACCAAGACCATTCTCCCAGTTTTTTATTGTTCCTACGCTCTTTCCAAGTGCTTTTGCTAAATCCATTTGTGACAATCCTGCATTTTTGCGCACATAAATTATAACTTTTATAAGTCGTTCAGTATCAGCTACTCGATTTCTCATGTCAAAAACCACCCTTCATATTCGTTCAAAATGTCATTTTTACAATAAATTGTACTTTAGCAAAAACAAAAAGTATAATTTATTGGCTACATCAAACAAAAGGTAAAGTCAAAGTTTTCTGGCACTTGAAAGTTTGGAAAATAGCCAAAAAACTTTGACCGAAAAAAATGTGAACAAAGTCAATACAATTGTAGTCACCAGTGCTATTATCTATACCATAGCAGAAAAGAGAAAGGAGGCTACTAATGATGACAGTTTACAACTGCAAAGTAACAGAGTCAATGGTTAATTTTGCCATTATTCACGGTAAATTACTAGACAATTTTACAGCATTAGACTGCTTGGAGAGTGATTTTTGTTCAAACACCATCGAGACAAGCCGCCTGAGTGGAGTAAAGGATGAAATACCAATCGCTGTTGCAAAGGATAGAATCGGAGCTTTAAAGTGCCAGGAGGAAGTGACAGTGATCGGAGAATGGCGAAGCAAGAATTATTACACTAGCGACGGCAAAAGACATGTACAGCAGTACTTTTTAGTTCGCGAAATCAAAGTAGAAAGTGGGGAACATCGAAACCAAATTGCATTGACTGGGTATTTATGCAGCAAACCGATATATCGCACAACACCATTAAAAAAGGAGTTATGTGAGCTTATAGTTGCTGTAAATCGTCCATATGGCAAGAGCGATTATTTACATTGTATTGCTTGGAATCAGCTTGCCCGAAAGGCATCAAATTTAAAGGTTGGAGACAAGATTAGGCTGTCTGGAAGAATCCAGAGCAGAACGTATCTCAAAAGAGAACATGAAACAGAAATGGTTAAAGTTGCATACGAGATTTCTGTGGATACATTTGCAAAGGAAAGGTGATTATATGTGTGATGTGGTTAGACGTTTTTTAGACAGTATCGTGGAATTAAAAGGTAATGAATATGTAAAAAGAGCGATTACATATATATCTACATTTATTCCGGAAGAAAAACGTAACGAAATGGAACTGCTTGATTTTTTATATCAGTTAACAGATAGAGATGACGTAAAGAAATATCGCTGCGAGCTGATCGCACAGGCAATGACGAGAGAATAGAAGAAAGAGAGGGCAATGAATGGCAGAAAGCAGAAGCGAAAAGGATATTGATGCGGATGTTGAAGAAGCAATGAAGAAGTACTACAAGAAAAAGATCAGAGAGATCTTGAGGAGTGAGGAAAGACTAAGCACAATTAGAATTGTTTATTATATCTTGACAAAATAAAAAGAGGGCATCCAGTAATGGGTGTCCTCTTAATGTTTTACTGGGCTGAAACAATTTTATCATTCTGCTCTAAGATATCAGACGCATCTTTCCATGCATAGTTAATCTGGATCGTGCTTGGAGCGGCAGCATCCTTGCCATAATCGCAAGAGTGGATTGATAAGATGCAGGCCTTTGTTTCCCAAATAGTAAAATGACCATCATAGAGATTAAATATAAATGAGCCGCCCTTAGTTGAGAAAGAATCTTCGTCATAATCCTGTGAAGGTTCGCCATAAGTAGCTGTTAATTGCTCTTTTAAATCATTTGCCATTGGGCTAACATCATTTGTATTAAATTCATATGTAACACCGTACAGCATAGCATTTGCTACATTATAATCAATTACACCATCTGCTGAAGGGCAAACAAAATACGCATATACAGAAGATGTTGTATATCCAAAGGCTGGCTGCTGATAGTTTGAAGCGAAAGCACTTGCCATAAAACCAGTCGAATCATAGTCAACACCAGTAATTCCACCATAGATAATATCATCAACTGAATAGACAGGAAGCGTCTGATCTATAGATGCTTGGAGGTTAAGTTCTGGTGTTAAGCTCTGCACACTCGCAAAATTTGTTCCCCACGGAATATCCTTGAACAGGATATCACCGTCTGGGAGTTCTGCCTCGGTTTCTGCTTCAGAACTCTCTTCCTCATCACCCTCAAGCAATTCATTATATAGTTTAAGAAGATCGTTGTAGTCTTTGAGCAATTCATTATACTTTGCTTCATAATCAATAGAAGTTTCTGTCTCCACTTCGCTTTCTGCAAATACTGGCGCTGCTTGTAATGCCATACAACTACACAGTACAGCTACAAATTTCTTTTTCATGTCCTTTTCTTCCTTTCTTTTTGTGCTTGTGTTGCACTATGTAAATAGTATAAACAGGTTTTCACAAAATAGCAACCAGAAATTCACCTTGCATACAAAACAAATGGGTATCCGCGTTACGGATACCCACTGTCTGGTTAATTAGTTTTGCTTGTTGTTGGCGTCTGGTGGAAAGATAATATCTTTTCCTGCAAGAAGAGTATCAAGTACTTGTTCCAATTTTTCCCAGTCCGAATCCTTCATTTGCGCAAGATAAAGGATTAAACGCTTTTTAAAATTTTCATCGCCTGTTATTGCAAGCGTGCCAAGAAATGATTCAATCTCTTCTGATGGTGTAATGTTTTTAAACATATCGCCTTCTCCAGTAAGGAGCCAAGTTTCATTGACAGCATATTCCTTGCAAATGTTTGTGATAACAGGATTTGAAGGAACAATTCTTCCACTTTCATATTGAGCTATCGTATTACGCGCAACACCAATTTTAGAACCAAATTCCTCTTGCGTCATTCCAAGCTCCTGTCTTAATAATTTAAATCTTGTTTTCATTGTATTTTTCACCTCCTTTCACTTTGCATTGTACCACATAACAATAAAGAAGTCAAATAAAAAAGTCTGTAAAACAACAAAAAATATAATAAAAACAACAAAAAAGGTCTTGACAATGTAAAGCTAAAGACGTATACTGTTCTCAGAAACAACAAACAAGCACATTGAAAACTAAACAGAAAGGAGTCAAAACATGGAACTCTTGAGAATTAACTACGAGTCAGAGCAGCCTACTGTGTCGGCAAGAGAACTGCATGAGGGGCTTGAGATCAAGACAGCTTTTAAAGACTGGTTTCCACGGATGGCAGCATATGGATTTGAGGAAAATCAAGACTTTATATTGGTAGCTCAAAAAAGAGCAACCAATAATCCAAAGAATCCAACAACAACTTGCAACGATTATCAAATCTCCATCGACATGGCAAAGCAGATTTGCATGATTCAGCGTACCGACAAGGGCAAGCAGTACCGCCAGTACTTCATTGATCTCGAAAAGGCATGGAATACACCAGAACAGGTGATGGCACGAGCCTTAAAGATTGCCAATAACGAGATTGATAAGCTCAAGGCAGATAACAAGGTACTGATTGCAGACACAGAGCGCATGAAGCCAAAGGAAATCTTTGCAGATGCAGTGGAGTCTAGCAGGACCTCAATTCTGATCGGAGATATGGCAAAACTGATTTGCCAGAATGGTCACGAGATCGGGCAGAACAGACTCTTTGAGTGGATGCGCCAAAATGACTATCTTATTAAAAGTGGCGGCAGTAAAAATATGCCGACACAGAAGGCGATGGAACAGAAACTCTTTGAAGTTAAGGAGCGTACCGTTGTGAATCAAGACGGAAGCGTCAGAATCACAAGAACAACGCTTGTAACTGGAAAAGGGCAAATCCATTTTATTAACAAATTTGCCAAGATGAAGGCAGAAATGATAGCAGAAGTTACATAAGAGAGGAACAAACAATGTTTGACATTAACAAGTTTGTAGTACTTAAAGATTGCATGTACTACGAGGGAATGCATAAGTATTACATATTCCAGTTTGATAGTGCATACACACTACTTGCTGACACAAACAGAGCAATCTTGTACAGAGCAGAAAGCTTTGCTGACATGATTAGCTACATTGAAAGAATGGAAACATGTAGAAAGGAGGTGCAGGCGTGATGACAGATAAAAAGGAAAAGTCTAAGACAACATACCGTTTTCTGACAGAGCAGAAAAAGCGCACTTTGAAGAAGTTGAGCGAAGTGACAAATAGCTGCTCTAGTATCCAGAATAACTATTTGCTCGGCTGGATAGAGAACACAGTCACAACATCGTAAGAAAAAAAGAAATGTTGCAAATATAAATTAAGAGAGGTGATAAAAGATGTTCTGGATGACTAAAAAGATGCCAGATAAGACCGCAGGCTATCTGCTGTGCACAATCAGATGGGGCGAGACTAGACTCACCCACGAGTATTATTGGGGTCCAGACCCAAAGGGCAGATTTAGATGGTGGGTTTCAAGCGAAGCCTGCCAGGCAAATTTGCCAGACGGCGGATTTGAAGATTCTGGCTATGAAATCGTGGCTTGGGCTAGAATGCCTGAGCCATATAGAAAGGAAATGTATGAATCTAAGAGAAATATTGCCGCATTTGAGCGGAGAAATGAGCAAAGACACGGAGCTGCTGAAAGAAACAGCAAAGCAGGGCGACACTGCTGTGCTGAATGTAAAAACGCCAGACGGAACGCTGGTAACGGTTAACGCGACAATTAAAGCGAAGTACCCACATGTGGTACATATGCAGTATCAAACCGCAAATGGATATACCGTAAACACATCATTTGCTTGGAAGAAGCTGTTAATGATAATGCTCAATCCAAACAACATTGAAGACAACGAAGAAGGGGAGTGATCAACAATTTTTATTTACCATGGGGAAAGCAAAAAACAATTGCTTGAAACAGCAACACGGCTGCTTCCATGTTTAACAGAAGAACAGCTTGCCTACATTATTGGAATGGAGCAGGCAGAGGAATATAAAGAAAAGGAAGGAGCGAAAGAAAATGATAAATCTGTACTTTGATGCAGAGTTTACAGGGTTGCATAAAGACACAACCCTAATAAGTATTGGAATTGTATCTGCAAGCGGTGAATCATTTTACGCAGAATTTAATGATTTTGCAGACTATCAGATCACACCTTGGATTGAGGAAAACGTATTGTCAAATACAGTGGTAAAGGGCGAGAACAAAGAGCTTGCAGAGTTGCTAGACAAGGAAAACACCGTATTTGTGGTCGGTAGTAAATATGAGGTACGAGAATCACTTCTTGGATGGCTTGAGCATTTTGAGAGCGATATTCAATTTGTGTCAGATGTATCTCATTACGATTTTGTTTTACTGGTTGATCTTCTGGCAAGTTCCGCATTGGAGCTTCCTAATTGCGTATCAGCAAGTTGCCACGACATCAATCAGGATATTGCAAGGGTGCTAAGAATTTCTGAAAAGGAAGCGTTTGATTTATCACGCGAACAACTCTTAACAAAGTTGGGAAAGCCGCTTCCTAAAGGAGTAAAACACAATGCGTTGTATGATGCCAAGATCATTCAGGCGATTTATCGCCAGTTACAGTAAGCCTATGAAGTTAACAGAGGAGCAGCGGTTAGAACTGATTGGGCATATCTACAGAAGAGTGGATGCAATAGCGCCAAGATCTGGAAGAACGGCAACAGAAATTAAAAGAGCTAGGCAGAAAGCCATGAAGGGGTTGATCCAGAGCTTTTCGGATGAATTTGGTGTGAGAGCAGAACGCTTATGGAAACAAAATGAAACATTGAAATTTAGAGGATACAGCTTATATGACTTGCACGAGTTCATAGACTGTTACAATCCACCAGAGAAGAAAAGAAAGGAGAGAGCAAATGGTTGTAGTGAACAGCAGAGAAAGTTACCTCGGCGCAGAAATCCGCGAATGGTGCAGCCGTTCAAAAGAGCAGGATGCAGCAGTAGTAAATGCAAAATACTACAGCGGTTTCAGAGAGCCGAATGATGGGGCATTCTACTTTGTCGAGAAAGATGGAGAAAACATTTCAAAATATAGAGTTGTGCGCGATTTAGTTAAGTCACCACGACTATAAGAAGGGAGACGGATGAGTAAAGAACTTGAAGCTGCAAGAGCATTAGTAAAAATGCTTGAAGAAAGAGAGCGGAGTAACAAGGTTAAACTGGAAAGCTTAAAAGCCGGAAAAACATTTTGTATTGGAGAGAATGATTATATTGTCCTCGAACAGCACGGAGGAAAAACCAAAGTTATCTCGAAGGATTTTATAGCAAAACATAAAAAATTTGCAGATGATACAGCAGATTACGAAACATCTGAACTTAGAAAATACACCGAAGCTGAAATTCAGCCGACTATTGAGGAAGAAGTTGGAGCCGAGAACCTAGTAGAACACACCGTAAGTTTAACAACGGTAGATGGTCAGAACGACTATGGGGAGCTGACTTGCAAAGTTCGCCCACTCACTTTTGATGAGGCCAGAAAGTATAACAACTTAATTGTTAATAATGATTTGAATGATTGGTGGTGGACTTGTACAGCATGGACTAGTCCAAACCGTGAATATAATCGTTCAATCGCCGTTGTTCTTCCGTCCGGCTACATCAACTGCCTCAATTGCTACTACGGCCTCGGTGTTCGCCCAGTTTGTATCTTAAAATCTAACATCTTTGTATCGAAAGGAAAATAAATGGCTGAATTAACATTAGAAGCGTTGCAACAACAGTTCAATGATCTAAAGAAAAGAGTAAGCATCTTAGAAGGCAATTCAAAAAGAAAAATTGATGTTGAGCCTAAAGCAGGCAATCAGTTCAAACTTGCAGGGCTAAAATGGAAAATCCTTGATGTTCTTGATTCAGGTTGCATGTGCCTTGCAGAAAAATCAGAGTTGACGAGATTTGATCCAGACATAAATGACTGGAGAATCAGTGAACTACGTCAGCATCTGAATAGTGATCTCCTTGAAAAAATAGAAAATGAAATTGGAGAGGAGAATGTTATTAAATTTGAGAGGGATTTGCTGTCTGTTGATGGACAGAATCAATACAGAGCATGTAAAGACAAGGTTTCGCTGCTTACTCTTGACGAATACAGAAAATATAGAAGTCTGATTCCAAATGAAGAGTATTATTGGTGGTTACTTACTCCGTGGAGTACAGGATGCAATGGATATTCTTTAGGGGTGACCGTTGTTCTTCCGTCCGGCTACGTCAGCTACGTCAATTGCTACAACAGCAGCGGTGTTCGCCCAGTTTGTATCTTTTCTCCATCAATCTTTGCAAAAGAAATTAAACAGTAAAAATTATTAAAAGGAGAAAGCTAATGAGTAATTATGTAAAAGCCCGATACGAGGGCAGTAAAAGAAGTTATTGTTTTGCAGCAGAGGAAGATTTAAAGCCAGGAGACGAAGCAGTAACTCCAAACGGCACAAAAGTCACAGTAGTAGACGAACCAGTAGACCTTTCATGGATAGAAGCCTATGGAAGAAGCAATATCAAGACACTTAAAAGAGTGCCAGAAAACAATAAAATTGAACAAGGAGAATAATTATGAGTGAGAGATTTGAGGTGTGTGCTGGAGAACGTATAGGAATGATTATTATTAAAGACAATCAAACCAAAGAAACAGGATTGGGATTTTTCAAAAGTAGAGATGATCTTAGTTTTTTGGAAGCACTCAGAGACGCTGCACAGGAATTACTAGATGTATTAAAGGCTGACAAGAATAATGACACAGGCAGTGCAGAGGGCACAGAGCCGGAGCAGGAAGAGAAAAAACAGCCAGTTCCTTACAATGGCACAGTCGAAGTTGTAAAAGGTGATAACAAGCTTTTCCCAACAGGGTTAAAGTTTAAAGTGGTACAAGGCAAAGTATCATATTTTTCAGGTGATTTAGCAAAAAACGCTATCGCACTCGTGATGTTTAGCAGTTTTACACTTAAATCATTTAAGGAATTGAGTGAGTTATTAAACAAGATAGATATCAAGGTCAAGGAAGTCAAGGAGGGCGAGGAATAATGGCAGATACAGCAATTGTAGAGAGTGGAAAGCAGGCTGTGCAGCAGTCAACAAAGAGAGTAACCGATTATAGTCTTGGAATTTTTGGAACAAGTGACAATTTTATTATGGCTATGCAGATGGCAAAGGCACTGGCTGAATCTACAATTGTTCCGGCTATATATCAGAAGAATCCATCAAACTGTTTAATCGCCATTGAAATGGCGCAACGAATGGGCGCGAGTGCAATGATGGTTATGCAGAATTTATATCCTATTCAGGGTAGACCGTCTTGGAGTTCACAGTTTCTTATTGCAAGAATTAACAACAGCCACAAATTCGACATGGAGCTACAGTACGAGGAAACAAAAGACAAAGACGGAAAGCCTTTTTCTTGTACCGCCTGGACTACCAAAGACGGCAGACGAGTTGATGGTATGACAGTTGACATGCAAATGGCAAAGGATGAAGGATGGATTGCAAAGAACGGTAGTAAGTGGAAAACAATGCCACAGCTCATGCTTAGATATCGTGCTGCTTCATTTTTTTCAAGACTTAATTGTCCAGAAGTTGCAATGGGACTTTATACAAAAGAGGAAGCAGAGGACAATGATTTTGAAGAAAACACAAGTGAAAGTTTGCAGGAACAGATGGAGAAAGATATTTCAGAAAACGCAAATTCACAGGTATTTGAAGAACCAAATGAGCAGAATAAGGAAGCAAACAAAGATGCTTTGCCACCTTTTATGTCTGCCTGATCAGGAGATAGCCTATGGACGAAATTAAATGGAGAATAGAAGGGATTTTCAAAGCCAACGCTGCAAAGTGCCTGGATGAAATCGGAAGAGATACAGAGATAACGCCAGAACAAGTACTTGAGAAAGCGAGAGACGAACAGTCAGAGCTGCACAAGTGTTTTGAATGGAACGATAGCATAGCGGCAGAGAAATATCGCTTGCAGCAGGCAAGACAGCTTATCCAGTTCTTTGTAGTTGTCCCAAAGCAGGACAACAAACCACCTATTAGGCACTTCCAGATCACAAGTCAGAGAAATGTGTATATGCCGACAACACATTTTGCAACACAGCCTGACGAGTATCGGAAGCTGCTGCAGAGGGCTTACGCAGAGTTGAGAAGCTTTCAGAATCGGTATAAGTCACTTTCTGAGTTGGAGAGTGTCTTTGAAGAAATCGACAAGATAGCAGTCTAAACACAATGCTTAATTCGAGTGTTCTATGGATGGTGTAACGGTATGCACCATCTGAGAAAAGAAATGGCTCATATGCCAAAGACTTAACAAAAGAACACCGAACGATAAAACAAAACAGCACAAAACATGACAAAACATTACAGTATAAGACATAACATTACATCATTCACAGAGCATTCGAGTTAAGCAGATTTTATGGGCTAACACGAGGTGGTAAGTAAACCTCAATAAGATAAAGCAGCAAGCTATAGGACACTATATCAAACAACAAGGCAACACACTACAGCACAGAACAAAACACTATAGGACAGTACAAAGCAGATTATTTACTGCTTCATGCTAGCTCATAAATCAGAACATAACACAAAAACAAAAGGTATCCATTCCGTATGTGGCATAAGCCACAAAGCATAGAATAGCGCATAATAGCAGAACACAGCGCCTGACATAACAATACAGGATAGTTCAAAATAACGCAGAACACAACAGCACACATAACTACACATAGTTTATGCCATGTACCGAGTGGATACCAACAAAACAAACTGGTAGCATTTGCAGGCAGCATGAGTTGCCTAGTACAGAACATTACAAAACAGCACAGTATAGCACAAAACATTCATGTTGTCTGCAAGTGTTACCAGAACACTTGAAGCTTCCGTTTGAGACGCGGCATGAGCCGCAGAAAATAACATATGACAGTACAGCATATCACACAGCAGCACAAAATAGCACATAACATTGCATCACAACGTTCATGACGCGCCTCGAGCGAAAGCTTAGACCAAAACAAAAAAGGAGAACACAAATTATGACAAAGAAGGAAGAAACACAGGTCATCGAATTAAAGCCGTTAAGTATCAAGCAGGCAAGAATTACTATTGCAGGTGATGGAGATTTGGTACTCAACAAAATGAATGACTGTAACGCTAGAAAGTTGACCGACGAGAGAAAGAACAAGGCTAAGGACACAGCGGCTACAAATGTATGGGAAGAAGTGATCACCGCCATGCACTGGTATGACGGAAAGCCTACAGACTTCACAGAGGAAGGCTTAAGAAAAGCGCTGACTAACAATGCACCATGTATTACAGCATTTGGTCTAAAAAAGTCATTTGGACAGGCTGTTGTGCAGAACAAAATTGACACTTACGCAACCAAATTCAATGCTGCTGTAAATGTCATTGCGAAGGGCAATCTGGTTCCAATCAAGTTTGCAGAGCATTATATTGATGAAAAGCTTATGTCACCAAAGAAGGGTGCTCCAGTACTTGTACGGCTGAATAGATTCAGTGGATGGAGCGCAACATTCACCATTCAATACACAGAAAATGCGTATTCCCTGGAACAGATCTTAAACATCATCCGTCTTGCAGGTTTTGGAAACGGAATTGGAAGCGGAAGAACAAGCGGTTACGGTCGTTACCACATTGAGAGTGTGGAGGGATGAATGACATAGAACTTGAGAGAGGAGTTTTTTAGATGATTCTAACATGTTTAGCCAGCGGCAGTTCTGGTAATTGCTATGTTTTAAAGGACGACAAAGGCAAGATGCTTCTTCTTGACGCAGGAATCCCGATCATGAAGATCAAAAAGGGATGCGGTTGGAAGGTATCCGATATTGTTGGATGCGTTACCACACATAAACACAGAGATCATTCAGAAGCAGTCAGTGATCTGGAAGAAATGGGAATCCCAGTCTACAAACCTTACGAAGATAACTCCTATATCGGTGGATATGGTGAATTTAGAATTGTATCAGTTCCAATGAATGATGTGCATGGACACTTCAAACATACCGATGCAGACGGTACAGAGTGTCCGTGCTATGGATTCATCATCGAGCATCCAGAGATGGGACGAATACTCTACATTACTGATACAGAGTTTGTAAGGTGGCGATTTAAGGATATTGACCATATATTAGTGTCTTGCAATTACCAAAAGAAGTACATTTCAGAGGATGTCACTGGTAAACGATTGCATGTCATTAAGGGGCATATGGAGCTAGAAACGTGTGCAGGCTTCATAGAAGCTAACACAACAAACGCACTCCAGAACGTCATTATTTGCCATTTAAGTGCAAATAATGCAGTACCAGAGGAAATGGTCACAAGAATAAAAAAAGTCGCAGGAATGGCAAATGTGGACGTTGCAGAAGTAGGTAAGACCTGGCAATTGTTTAATTACGAAACATGTCCGTTCCTGTAAGAAAGGAAAAGCAAATGAACAATAAAGAAGTCATGAAGATATTAAAGAAGAAACTTGATACTTGCACCAGAGCAACTGAGCAAGCCTTGAAGAAAAAGGACTACAAGGCAGTTGAAAAATCAATGAGAACCGCGTTTGTATTCATGAAGGCACATAGCGCTCTTAAAAAGCAGATTCCGCAAAAACTGGTTATTCTGGCAGATAAGAACGCATGTAGCTGCTCTGTATGTGGAAACATCATAAATGATTGCCTTGCTTCCTATTGTTCAAAATGCGGACAGAAGATTGACTGGGAGGATTGTTAAATGTCTATTGCAAAAAGCGATGAAATCAAAAACCTTTTGATTAGCAATAGTGAATTGATGGTTACGACAGCATATCCACATACCTATTGTCGTGTAGTACCCCTACAAACGGCATGTGAAATAGTCAACAACATTCTCGAAAACAGAGACATGCATAAAACAATTGCAGAAGAACCAGTCATCTGTGCATCAAACGAAAATGTATACGAATGGTATTGCCCGACATGTGGCACACGGTATGAATCAGAAGCAGGAGTTTGCGTACACTGTCCATACTGCGGACAGAAGATTGATTGGAGCGATTATGATTCTGAATGAAATTTTAAAGCTTATGAAATGCTTTCCTGGTAGCAGTATCAGCAGCGATGGATACTTGCTGTTAAACAAGCAACGTTCTGGTTTTTCTATAGCTGACATTGAGAGTGAAGAAGATCTTAAATGTAAATTGCTTGAACATGTGTCAAGGGACGCTTGCAAAACGATGGTTTATCAGCAACACGTAAGGAACGTAAGATTCTGGAATAGAACCCGAAAGGGTATAAACCAGTATCTGCAGACAAATTTTTCTGACGATGACATGCTTGATATATACCAGTACTTAGGCAACGGAATCAGGCACAAGCTCACTAAAGAATTTGTGCAGGGTGGATATGATCTAAAACTGATAAAGGAGGATTTGAATGGATGAGATTAAGATCGGAACTCCTGTCTATCACGTAGAGGAATACCGATTAAGCAACTATGAATTAAAGCAGAAAGGATTCGAAGGGTTCGACAACTACGGACTTGAAGTTGTTGAATCGGTTGTTATAGCCGTGACAGACACACATTTTGATACGATAACCGAAAAACGTGACATCGGAAGCAATACGAATAATATACATCATTGGGAGAGATTAGCGCTTGGAAGGGCAGTATTTCTGAGCAAAGAAGAAGCTGCAGAAGAAGCTGATAACCGTGCACATAATATCCAGTTAGGATATCACTGTTCGAAATTTAGCCAGCGTCCAATGTATAAAAATTGGCTACACTGGCAAGATGCGGCTAAAGCAAAGCCGTTTAAAAAGCAAACAGGTCACAGATCAAACTTTGTCGCGAAAAAAACTACACTTCCAGAGGAGCTTTACATTGCCTGGAGGGATGGAAAGTTAACCGGACCAGAAGGTGCAAAGAAGATAGGTGTTTGCATTACAACCTTTGAAAAGTATGCAAGAGAAGAACTTGCAAAGAGAGGTGATAGGCACACTGTCAAGACTGGTAATAAAGTACCACCAAAGCCTTTGCCACCAATGTTTGATGAATGTTTTGAACAATGGAAGCTTGGTTTACTCTCAGATGAAAAGGCAGCTAGACAATGTGGAATGTCACACACAACTTTCCGCAAGTATGCAAATATCCGATTGAAAGAGATTGGAGAGCAGAGGAAGGGAATCCAGAGAGGAGTTATTCTTCCGCCAAACTTCACGGATGTATATCTGGAATGGGAACAAGGAGACATTGGATGCAGTGAAGCTGCAAAGAAATGTGGTCTTGAATACTACACATTCAGGTACTACGCAGAGAAGAGATACAATGAAAGAATGGACGCAGGAGTGTTCCAGTATTAGAAGAAGAAAGGATTCAAAGTGAAGAAAAATCGGCAAACCTTACTGGCTGAAAAGTTAATTGCACCTACGCTTGCTTTTCAACTTGACATGACAGAAAAAGAGAAAAAAGATTTTCTCAAAGCTATGCGAACAATGTTTAAATTGAAGATCAAGCAGGAAATAAGACCAGAGGAAGAACTTATGTATACCCTTACAAGGCAGAGGGAACTAGGAACGAGAAAGAAAAGAATCAAACTTTAAAGAAAAGAGGTTCACTATGAACAAAGTAATTCTAATTGGAAGATTAACCAAAGACCCAGAAGTGCGCTATACACAGGGTCAGGAAACAATGGCGGTAGCCAGATATACACTGGCTGTAGACAGAAACCGTAAGCAGGATAACGCTCAGAATGCAGATTTCATCAGCTGTATCAGTTTTAAAAAGAATGCAGAGTTTGCTGAGAAATTTCTGCACAAAGGAGTGAAAATTGCTGTTATTGGACGCATCCAGACAGGTAGCTACACAAATAAGGATGGACAGAAAGTGTACACAACGGATGTAGTTGTGGATGAGCAGGAGTTTGTGGAAAGCAAGAAGAATACACAGCCAGCTCCAGAACCGGCGCCTGCAGGCGGATACGAAGGTTTTATGAATATTCCGGACGATGTAGAAGATGAAGGACTGCCATTTAACTAAAAAGAAGGGAGATGCTTGAGATGATCATTGTTAGACAGGACAGAATCAAGCTCAGAAGAGGAACAAGATGCATCCAAATAAATTTTTTAAGGAATGCGATCTGCGAACAGATGTGGATTTTGTAGAAGTTTTTGATGCAGATTTAAAAGAAAAACTTGAAAATATTCATCCTAAAAACTTTATCAAAACAAGAGTCACGATGCCAGTATATAAGATTGCGATAGAATTTTACACAAATAGTGGAAACTATCGCATATGTGTTGTCATTACGCAAAGAAAGAAGTAGGAAATTCTATTGTAAGGAAAAACAACTATCAGGTCAGAATTGAAGGAATAAGAAAAGCAGAAGGAGGGCAAAGGAGTTTTAGGTACAAATCTTGCTTTAGTGCTAATGCAAAGGCTGGCTGCGATGACTACAGACCGCTTTTTTGGTACACCAACCGAGATAAAAGTGAATACGAAAAGAGCTACGATATCACTCACAGTAAATGCTACTCGGAGTATGGATTAAAGCGAACCGGTTGCTCAGGTTGTCCATTTGGAAAAGGCTTTGAAGATGAACTTTCTGCCATTAAAGTCTATGAACCTAAGTCTTTTAAAGCGGCAACATACGTATTTAACGATAGTTACGAATATACAAGAAGATACCGGGAATTTGTAAAGAAATTAAAAGAAGAAAAACAAGCGGAAGGAGGAAAAATATTTGAAAGCGATTAACGAACAAATTACATCAGCCTATGACCAAATGCCATTTGAGATTGCTAATTTGGTTGCCTATGTCGATGGAAGCTACGATCAGTCTACCCAGTGCTTCTCCTATGGCATGGTAATATTGGAAAACGGAGAGGAAAAGACCTTCAATAAGAGCTTTTCTGATTCTAGCCTTCGCAGTATGCGAAACGTTGCAGGTGAGATCATGGGCGCTAGAGCTGCGATAGAGTATGCCATCAAAAACAATAAGAAGCGACTTATTATACGTTATGATTATGATGGAATAGCAAACTGGCCACTTGGAAAATGGAGTGCAAACAAAGAAGCAACAAAGTCATATGTAAAATTTGTAAGAGAGGCTGCGCAAAAAGTTCAGATCACCTTTGAGAAGATCAAAGCGCATTCCGGCGACAAGTATAATGACTGTGCTGACAAGCTTGCAAAACAAGCATTAGGGTTGGTTAAGTAGGAGGAAGATATGAGCAGAAGTAAAATGTATGGAATAAGGAGTGATTATACGGGAACGGTGCTTTTTGAATATCCCAATTCATGGCTTTTCTCTCCCAATATATGGGGAATGCTGCCGAATAAATATATTCCAGACTACATCGAGACTCCGTATGGATACAAGTTAATGATTATTGAACCGCATCATGGTCCCAAAGTATGGTCAAAAACAAACGAAAAGGTTAATAATTGTGATAATACACCAGATAGAGTATGTTGGGAACTTTCCAACCAGAACATTTTTTCTACCAATGACAAAGATTTAATAGCGGATTCAATTATTAAGTTTATGGAACAGAATATCCAATATTTGGAAGCTTCAAAACCAGAGAATATCATTAAACGTTTTTCAGAAATTGCAAATAACATTAGGTCTATTGACGAAAAAGAGTATCCGTATTTTGTTTTTAAAAATACTACCTGTGATGATAGAGTGGAGAACTGGTTTGAAAAATACGATGAAGAGACAGGGGAATACATCGAATGCTCAATGATTCAAAACAGCGATCACTTTCTGGCAGAATTTGTACTTTTCAAGGATGGAAAGATTGATAAATTCGTAAGCAACGAGGATTATTTTAAAGAAAAAACTATGGCGGAGGTATAAGAAATGTCAATAATATCAAGCTACACGTTAAAAGATAAGAAATGCGTCTCAGTAAATATTTACAGCATTGACGCAGCTGCAATTCTTCACGATTTCCTTATTAAGGCAGTCAACAAAGGAATGGAAGAAGGAAAATTTTTTGAAGCGGAAGTGGCACTTCACGATGCAAACGAGCTTACAGCAGCCATGGAAGAAGCTTTTGAGTAGAAACCAGATGAGTAAAACGTGGTGCAGACCTAAAGTATGGCTCATGTATATATTTGGCGATCAATGTTGGATAAGCTGCTTGCCACAGCAAAAGTGGCAGTTTAAACGTGAGGAAGGAGGCAAAGTTACCATTTTTAGTGAAAAACGGCATATCAACTTTAAAATAACGGAAGAAGAATTTAAAGCGCGTTGGTCAGAAATTGAGGTGAAAGGGAAATATGATAAATTTACCGCAGAATGATTATCTCACGATTGAGAAGGACGGCCGCATATCACGATCAGGAGGCGAAAATGATAGAAATATATAAAAATCTATTTATAGATCACCACTGCTTTTTTGTAAAACTTGGACGCAGACCCAAGCCATGCAAAAGTGAGCCGAGTGCAAGTATTGGATTTATTGTAGAACAGCAAGATGGCAAATGGACATGTGGAGCAGGCAGTTATTACGATGATACGATCAAGCACGATATGGTTCTGATTGCAAAGAGTGAGAAAATTATTGAACAGGCTATCATTAGCGCCGTACTCAGTGCGTATAAAGAAAGTTCTGGGTATGATGTGGACTCAGAAAAGTAAGGAGGTGCAAACGATGAATAAACGGCAGAGAAAGAAACAGTTCAAGAAACTTTATGGTATGAATCCAAAGCAGTATCAGCAGGCTATGCAACTGACATCGCTTGAAGAACCATTGAAAAAAATTATGGATTCGGAAACAACTACACTTACAGATTTGGGGAGTTGTCTTGGGAGAATCAAAGAAGGACTGCAAAAATCAGTTTCTGCTTTAGAAAAGTTGAGTTGTGAAGCATTCTACTTTTGCTTAGAAGAACTTGGAAGGGAGTTGAAAAAACGAAGATAAAAATGAATAAATATGGAAACATTGCAAAGGCAAAAGCCATGGAACAGGAAAACAAAAAGCGACTGTTGAAAATCAACCCCCAGCTGAACGATGAAAGCGGAATCTACATTTTGACTAGAAAGGATGAGAATGGTTTTCAGTTTGCGTATATCGGGCAAGCCATGCACATACTTAGTAGACTGGCAAGTCATATGGTTGGCTACAAACAGCACATAGACCTGAGCTTGAGAAAACACAAACTGTACTCGGAAAGCAATCCTTATGGATGGAAGGTTGAACACATGAACGTTCCCCTTGATCAGCTTGACGAGCAGGAAAAGTATTACATCAGATTTTATGCAGAAAACGGCTATCAGCTTCGAAATGTTAGTCTGGGTGGACAAGGTGAAAAGCGTTCAAGTGGATCTATAGGAGACAGAAAGCAGCCTAGAACCTATTCAGAGGGCATACAGCAAGGCAAGAAGTCATTGGCCAAGGAATTATCGTCCATCGCTGAGAAGCACCTTACAATTGCCGTCAAGCCTGAAAAACAGGGTAACAAGGTTTCGGAGCGCCAGAGAGATAAGTTTATGGAGCTTATCAGTGTCGAGAATTACGAGGAAGGAGATATGATCAATGGATAATTTTGATATTTTTAGAGCAAAAATGCAGAAACATTTTGAAGATGAAATGGAAGGCTGCAAGCAACTATACATCGTAAATGTGGACAAGGATGAAATGTGGAATTTATATTTGGACAGTTTTGGACCTGGCACAAACATTTTATTCAGAAAGCGCCGAGAGTATGATTGCAGTTGCTGCAGACATTTTGTCAAGAGCATTGGAGCTGCTGTAACTATTAAGGATGGTATAATTCATACAATTTGGGAATTTGATGCCGGCAGCGAAGAGTTCCAGAAAGTGTGTGATGCTTTAGATTCTTTTGTAAAGGGGAATACGATTTCTGATATTTTTGTTAGTAAATTCAAAAAAAGTTGGAACTGACCGCAATTTTGAAGAAATCAATGGAAGATCTCATGAGTGGACACATATGTTTTTAGATTTGCCGGGCAAATGGGTAAACAGGAGCGGCAAATCTAACGAGAGGATTCGTGCCGAATATAGGGACACCAAGAACGTATTCAAACATTCGCTTGATGAAATTAGTATGGAGGCTGTTGACACAGTACTTGAGTTAATCAATTCGAACACGCTGTATAAGGGTGAAGAGTGGAAGATTCAGTTAATTGTGTTCAAGAAATATAAGAGGATATATGAAAAACTGCCTGATTCCCAGAAAGATCTTTTTGCATGGGAAAAGTCAGCAGAAGTGGGTCCGGTAATTGGCAGAATTAGAAATCATTCCATTGGAACCTTGCTTGTCAATATTAGTAAGGGAATGGATCTCGATCAAGCTGTTCGAAAGTATGAAGTAATTGTAGCTCCGGCAAACTACAAGAGAGTCAAAGCAATTTTTACGAAAAAGATGTTAGAAGATGCAAAGAAGACAATCGCGGAATTGGGATATATGGATGCTCTTCAACGTCGCTTTGCCAATCTTGATGATATTACAGTCAATAATATCCTGTTTTCAAACAAAGATGCTGCAAAAAGAATCGTCGGAGCAGATGACATCTTTGGTCAGATGGAGAAGGAGGTAGTGGTAAATCCAAAGAAGTTCTCTAAAGTTGAAGAGATTTCAGCACAGGATTTCATTGACAAGGTGCTTCCTGCAGCTAGGGAAGTTGAAGCTTTTGTTGAAAATAAACATGCTTCTAATTTTGTCTCTTTAATCGCCCCAATAAATAAGGACGCAAAGTCAATGTTTAAGTGGAACAATCCTTTAAGTTGGGCTTATAGCGGAAACATCACTGATTCCGATATCCGCAAGAATGTAAAGGATGCCGGAGGAAAGGTTGATGGAGCGCTTCGATTCTCTATTCAGTGGAATGATAGTCAAGACGACAATAGTGATTTGGATGCTCATTGCAAAGAACCAAACGGCAACGAAATCTATTTTGCGGATAAACATGGTCGAACTGGCGGAAATTTGGATATTGACATTAGAGAGCCAATGAGTCAAAGACCAGGAGTTCCATCTGTCGAGAATATTGTTTGGAGCAATTACAATCGAATGATTCCTGGAACATACAAATTCTTTGTTAATCAGTATGCGGCGAGAGGATCAAAAGGATTTTCTGCTGAGATTGCTTTTGGTGGGGAGACTTATAGTTTTAGCTATCCACATCCGGTTGTAGGAAATGTCAATGTTGCCGAGATAACAATGAACAAAAATAATGAGTTCACAATCAAGCCAATTCTTCCTGCAACATCCGGAACTGTCAACAAGGAAATTTGGGGAGTAAACACTAATCAATTTGTGCCTGTATCAGTGATTAGCTATAGTCCAAATTATTTTGACGATCAGAACGGAATTGGTCACAGGCATTTGTTCTTCTTCTTAAAGGGATGCAAGAACACGGAAGAGCCAAACGGATACTATAACGAGTTCTTAAAGCATGAGCTTGAACCGCACAAGAGAGTATTTGAAGCTTTAGGCGCGAAGTGCCATGTAGAGGACACGGATGACCAGCTGTCTGGAATTGGTTTCAGCATGACCAAGAGAGCAGAATTAGTTGTTAAGGTTAAAGGTGCAACTGAAAGAGTCATGAGAATCAAATTTTAAGGAGAAATTATTATGGAAAAGAATTTATTTGAGTTAGCGACAAGATGCAAGTACCGTTTCCCGTATCGTGGGCAGATAACTATTGAGGATTTATGGGATCTTCGCCTTGCTGATTTAGATTCAGTCTTTAAAGCCTTGAATGCAGAAGTTAAGAAGGCATCAGAGGAAAGTCTGCTGAAGCTAAAGACAAAAGAAGATGAAGAGCTTTCTGATAAGATTGCAATTGTTCGATACATTGTTTCTGTGAAACTAGAAGAACAGAAGATCAGGGAAAAAGAGAAGGCTAATAAAGAGACGAAGCAGAAACTGTTAGCTATCAAGGCTAGGCGAGAGGAAGCTGCACTGGAAAATATCTCAGATGAGGAATTGGATAATATGATCAAGGAATTATAAAAGGCACTGTGGGGGTTGGCTGCAGCAGCAGCTAACTTCCTTGAAATAAATATTCATGCGATGCAGGAGGTGAGTAAATGAAGGCACTTACGTTAAATGAACTGCGGCAAATGGTCGGTCAGCCAGTCTGGTGTCCAAAGGAAAATGCATATGGAATAATAACGTGCGATAAATACGGAAAATGGGCTGGAATCCCATTTTTGTACGGAGTATGTAGATATGAAGAATCGACAGTTGAATTTAATCACAATATTGTTAGCAGAAAGTTGAAATGCTTCAAAATTGAAGATAAGAAAGAAATTCCAATGAAACTATTGTCAAAAGTAGATGATTGTGGAAATAAAAAAATGGTATGCCCGAACTGCCAGAGGGCAGAGATATTTACGGCATCAGCAAAAATATATCCGTACTGCCCTTGGTGCGGACAAAAATTGGAAGGAGAGGATGTATGAAGATCTGGACAGAAAAAAAGCTTATTGAAGAAGGCTACGATATCCGAAACGCACAAATCAAAGGTGCGGAGCTGACAATGGAAAATCACGGTTGCATATCGTTTGATGTCGTTGTTGAAGGTGCAGGTTGGGGATGCGTTTTTGGCGGATATAGTCTCGGACACGGTTATCTGGGGGCGAAAGAATTTAGTGGCTATGGTCCGGGAATGGAATCCATTGCTAGAATAATGGATACAGTCGGAGTTACAAAGTTGAGTGATTTAGAGGGAAGATATATACGAACCGCAGTAACTGGAGATAGAAGATTAAAAATTATTGGAAATATAATCAATGATAAGTGGTTTGATATCAAATCATTCTTCGAGGATGCACAGAAGGCTGACAAGGAAGAGAAATGAAAATTGCTTTAATTGATGTTGATGGTCACAATTTCCCAAACCTTCCGCTTATGAAGCTCTCAACATGGCATAAGAAACATGGAGACAATGTAGACTGGTATGAACCACTCACAGCATGGTACGAGCCACCAGATATTGTGTATATGAGCAAAGTGTTTACATTTACACCAGATTATCCACATCCAATAAATGCAAGAAAAATCATTAAGGGAGGAACTGGTTATTTTTATCCGAATGGCGGAAATCCACTAAATGAAGATGTGGAACATTGTTATCCAGATTATAGCCTTTACCCTGAACTTTGTAAGAATACTGCATATGTTTTTTTAACTAGGGGCTGTCCAAGATGCTGTGAGTTTTGCATAGTAGAAAGCAAAGAAGGCAATTATTCGCGTAAAGTTGCAGATTTGTCAGAATTTTGGCATGGACAAAAGAATATCGTGCTTCTTGATCCTAACATGTTTGCGTGCAAGGATTGGAGAGATTTGAGCCAACAGCTGATAGATAGTAATGCCTGGATAGATTTTTCACAAGGCTGTGATATCCGGCTAATGAACGAAGAAAAAGCATCATATATTAAGCAAATGAAAGTTAAGCGGATACATTTTGCTTGGGATCGTTATGGAGACAAAAACAAGATCATTCCCAAATTTCAAATGTTCAAAAGAATTACTGGATGGGACAAAAGGAAGATGGTTGTATATGTACTCACAAACTACAACACAACACATGAGCAAGACCTTGAAAGAATCTACACTTTGAGAGAGCTTGGCTATTGGCCAGACGTAAGAATATTTGAGAAAGAAAAGCTTCCAAGAGGGCATATAACCAGAAAGTTGCAACGTTGGTGTAATGCAAGAGCAATCTTCGAAAGTGAACCAGACTTTGGAAAATATCAGAAAGGAACAAAATAAATGAGCATTAAGCATATTATCTTATGCATCGAATTTGTATTTCTTGCAGTTCAAATCATAATGGTTAGAGCTGCATACAAATCTCCGTTAAAGTACGGAAAAACTGCCAAAATCGTGAATATTTTAGCACTTATCGTTATACTGCTGTGTAGCATAGCAATCATAGTTTTAAATATTATGGGGTGAGGTGGCACGAATGTTCAGAATAATGAGTAGAAACAAATACGATAGCCTAATCAGGGAGAATGCAGAGCTTAAAAATGCAAATGCAAATCTTGAAGATAAACTGGATCAGCTTAAAGCAGAAAAAGCTGTAAATAGCAAGTATAAATGCGGAGAATATTGTCGCGCTTGTGAGAATGGATACGAGATACCGAGCTATACCATAGATCGTGCTTACGTATGCTTGCTGAATACAGAATGCGAATCCTTTGTAAAACGTAAAGAATGAGAGGAGTTGAATATTATGCAGATAATTAAGAGTGTTTTATGTGTGGTTATGCTTTTAGCTATGCTTCTGCACTACATAGGACCCAAAAGGACTAGAGCATCATTTGGAGCATTGTGGATTATCTCGCTGATACTTTTGTGGGCTTTGATTCTTTTATAACGTTATTGATTTTTTATAGGAACGAGTTGTAAAAACCAAAAGAAAAATACAGATACTCACATGTTAGCAGGAGAGACTATGATAAACGGTGAATTAGTGGTAGACAACTTTGCAGGTGGCGGCGGAGCTTCAACAGGAATAGAGATGGCAACAGGGGTAAGTGTTGATATTGCAATCAACCATGATCCAGAAGCTATCAGAATGCATCAAACTAACCATCCAACTACAAAACATTATTGTGAGGACGTTTGGCAGGTAGATCCAGTAAAGGCTTGTGACGGACACCCAGTCGGGCTTGCATGGTTTTCACCAGATTGCAAGCATTTTAGCAAGGCTAAAGGCGGAAAGCCGAAGGATAAATTCATCCGCGGCCTTGCTTGGGTGGCTTGCAGGTGGGCTGGACTAGTTAGACCTAGAGTGATAATGCTTGAGAATGTCGAGGAATTTAAAACATGGGGACCGCTTAATAGACGGCATCACCCTATAAAATCAAGGTCAGGAGAAACATTCAAACGTTTTATCAAGCAACTTACAGATTTAGGATATACTGTAGAGTTTCGCGAACTAGTCGCAGCTGATTACGGTGCGCCTACAATGCGTAAAAGATTCTTCTTAATTGCCAGATGCGATAATAAGCCAATATTATGGCCTGAGCCTACACATGCTCCATTAGATAGTGAAGCGGTTAAAAAGGGTATTTTAAAGCCATATGTAGGGGCATGCACACAATTAGACTTTTCAATTCCATGTCCAAGCATTTTTGACACATCGGAAGAGATCAAAAAGAAGTATGGCGTTCGTGCAGTCAGACCATTAGCTCCAAAAACAATGCAGCGGATTGCGCGAGGCATTCAGAAATTTGTTGTTGATAATGCCGATCCATTCATTGTTGAAATCGGATATGGCGAATCTAAAAATCAAAAAAGCCCAAGAGCATACAGTGTAGAAAAGCCTTTGCATACTATCGTTGCAAAAGACAAGAATTTCCTAGTAGCTCCAATCCTAACCCAGTATCATTCATATGAAAATGACAACATTCGTGGTCAGGGCATCAGTGAACCAATAATGACTGTAGATAGCTCAAACAGATACGGACTTGTAACATCTTTCTTGAGCAAATTCTATAAGACCGGCATCGGGCAGGATGAGCGAGAGCCGTTGCATACTGTAACAACGTCAGTTGGTCATTTTGGAGAAGTCAGAGCTTTCTTGATTAAATATTATGGCAATAATGATGGTCAGAATATTAAGCAACCCCTAGACACTATAACAACACATGATAGATTTGGACTTGTTACAATAAAAGGTGTAGATTACCAAATCGTAGACATAGGACTTCGCATGTTGGAACCGCGCGAGTTATATGGATGTCAGGGATTTCCCGATGATTATATCATCGATCAGGATTACTCTGGCAAATCATATCCTCGGTCAGAGCAAGTTAAAAGGTGTGGAAATGCGGTGTGTCCACCAATTCCTGCAGCACTGGTAAGAGCAAATCTTCCAGAGATGTGTTTGCGGCAGAGAATGCCAAATATGAAGGTTAGAGAAGAAGAAACTGGGCAGCTCAAATTCGCATAAGGAGATAGCATGACAAATAGAGAAAAGTATTCAGAAGAAATAATGGAAATTCTATTCAAAACAGGAATACATCCGGCTCTGATAAATGAGCAAATAGTCGAGTGCCACAAAGAGTGCAGGCATTGTAAATTCGCTCATACAAAATATTCTTGTGACGAAGCCTTTACGCATTGGGCTGAAAGTCCTTGTGAGCCAGGAAAGATTGATTGGAATAAGGTTCCTGTAGATACTAAAATTTTAGTAAGAGATTCTATGAATGGTCACTGGATCAAAGCTCACTTTGCCGCAGCACAAGGCAATCTTGTAACTGTTTTTAGTTTGGGTAGAAGTAGTTGGACACCAATGGATGCAAATACTTTTTCCACATATCGTTTTGCCGACATTCCGGATCAAGAAGAAAGGAAAAAATATCTAAAAGATGAATAAGTACAATGAACATGTCGAGGAGTCTATTGATTATTTTAACCATGAATTGGAATGCAGGAAGCATCGAGTTTGTAACTGCGATATGCAGACAAGTTTGCGGATTGGAAGAGAAAAAACTGCTTACGAAGCAGCAGTAGAGTGTTTGAAGAAGCATATTCCACAGCCACCAGTTAAAGCGGTTCATAAGTCTATTGTCCATGAAAACAGAGGTGATCAACCGCACACATGGAGAGAAAGCGAGTGCGAGGTGTGGGAATGCCCGTGCTGCGGAAAGACAGTATGGAGCGGCATAAGTATTGCAAAGAAATCACCATATTGCTCAGACTGCGGACAGAAGATTGATTGGGAGGACATTGAGAATGGGAAAATCAATTGAATACATCAAGCAGAGACTACCTGATTGCAAATTTGATTCAATGTATGAGATGGATATATATGAAATAATTAAAAAAGATAGTGGCAATAAAATCTATGAATTAAAGACAAAAAGCGGAAACCTCATTAGTGAAGTGTACTATGACGATGATGCTGATTTTAACTACTATACAATGAGTAGCAACATTAACGACGGTACATTGTTATTTATGTACGATGTAGCAAGTGATGTGCTTCTAAGTGTACTCAACTGTAAAACATACAATACAAAAGTACTAAAAGAAGCTCCAGAAAATGAGGATTATTTTGATTCACACCATTTCAAGTATACCATCGGAAACATTGTATGCTGCTCAAAATATGGTGACAAGTTTTCTTCCGAAGAAAAACCTTGGATGAAATCGAGATTTACAGCTTTTTTACCAATCAAATTTGAAGTTGTTGAATCAACTGCTGCTTTGCAAAAACGAAAGGAATGATAATATGTATTACATGGATGATGAAGATTATTTCGAGCCGAGCGAGTTTGACGAGAAAATCGAAGAACTTAAAAACGAACTTCGGGAACATGTGAAAAAGGAGATCAAGGATGAACTTGAAAAACTGCGTGAGGAAAATAAAAAATTGCAGGGCATCAAGGAGAATTTTGAATCCATAAAGGAAGATTATGAGAGAAAGAAAGCAGAGTACAAAAGTGCAATGAAAAAGGCTGGAACCAAAGCTGCACGAGCTAGGCTGAAAGCGTTAATGGAACAATTTAAGACTGTTATGTGGTCAGCAAATTGGAGCTACCAGTACAAAAAGAAATGCGACAAGTGCGATAAGTACAGAAAAATCAAAGTGACATTACCATCTGGAAACGTGGTAGACGATGATTGCAAATGCGGAGAACGCAAGAAAACATATCAGCCGAAAGAAAATCTGCTATATATGCTTAGTGATACTAGTGGAAAGATTACGGGCTGGTACAAAGAAATTGCAGATGGGTATTTCGACACAGTTGGTCGTAGTGCATATGTAATAGTGGATCACAACAAAGATTTCAAAGAATTAGAAGAAAACTTGTGGCATACATTCTTCGCAACAAAAGAAGAATGTCAGGAGTTCTGCGACTACATGAACAGAAAAGAAGAAAATTTGGGATATGATTACGACAAGGCAGGACATTTAATTAAGGCTAGAGAGGTATAAAAATATGATTAACACAATTGTTAAAAATCCGATAGACATCTTAGCATTGATGCACCATTGTGCATTTGTAAAAGATGGTGATGTGTGGTATAGAGATTTTAAACGCGAAATTCCACTTATGGAGCTTGTACGGAATCTTAATAAAGCATACGGCGATTCTGAGGCATCAGTGATGGATGATGAAGCATTTAGTGACAAAATGTATGACGATTTGCAATTTAAGCCTGAGGAAGATATTGATAGTTTTATTGCCACTTTTTATATAGCACTTATTGGAATGGCGGAAAATCGAGAGCACTTGGAAATATATGAAACAACAGGATTGCCAACAACGGAGCATCCAGAAGTACTACAGGAATGTATTGATACTTACGGAGCAGATAAACAAATCGACCAGACGATTGAAGAAATGAGCGAACTGACAAAAGCATTGCTTAAACATCGCCGCAAGGCAATTCAGCTGGAGGGCGGAAATGTAAATCCAACGCCTGACACAGACCTGGCAAAAGCCAGAGCAGATATTCTTGAGGAAACCGCTGATGTTATTATAATGTTGACTCAAATCATCATGATTTTTGGCGGCAGAGATTTTGTTGAAAGAATAATAGAATCAAAGGTTGACCGCCAGAAAAAGCGCTTGAGAAAGGAGACAGATGGTCATGATTATTAAAGCGAAAAATGTAATAACTTGCCCTGAGTGTGATAGAAATTTGAGCTATGAGGAAGATGATGTGTTTTTTAACAAAATAACCTCCTGTGGACACAGAAATTACTACAACAAATGTGTAATGTGCCCTTATTGTAAAAATAAAGTTGTTGTTTCAGGTGACGCGGTATTTGTTGAGCCAACAGATGCCCTAATTACAAGTATAAAAGGAAAGGAATAACGAATGCCCGGTAAACCGGGTTGATGCGCAGTGATCTGTGGTGGCGTATCAGAAAATTTAAACACCGTGGCTGAAAAGGTGTGCAGTGGAAACGCTGCACACGCAATTGATAGCAAACGAATTATGATCCACGATACATGCATTTGTAGCGTGGTGTTATGCAAAAATACAAAGTGTGCTGGTTATCAGCAGGAATCTCTAGTTTTGTTGCTGGATATTTGGAAAAGGATGTTGACGAATGGATATATATAGATATCGCTGATCAGCACCCAGACAGTCTGAGATTTATACACGATGTAGAAAAAATCATTGGAAAGAAAGTAACAATTTTAAAATCTTCCGAGTTTAACTGTGTGGAAGATGTGGTAAGAAAAGTCAGGTTTATAAATTCTAAGCATGGAGCACCTTGTACAGGAATGTTAAAGAAAGCAGTTCGTAAAAAGTGGGAAAATGAGCACTTACAATACCAATTAACGTATGTATGGGGAATGGACTCAAACGAGAAATATAGAGCTAGGCAAATGGTACAAAATTTTCCTGAATTTAAGCATAAATTTCCGCTTATTAGAGAGAAAATGTCTAAGCAAGATTGCCATGCTTTTGCTGATCGCTTGGGTATAAAGCGCCCTGTAATGTACGATATGGGCTACAACAACAATAACTGTATTGGCTGCGTAAAAGGCGGCATGGGCTATTGGAACAAGATCAGAAAAGACTTCCCAGAGGTGTTTGCAGCGCGTGCGAAGCTCGAACGGGACATTGGACACAGTTGCATCAATGGTGTATTTCTGGATGAATTGGACCCGAACAGAGGAAGAATGAGTGATGAAATAATGCAGGATTGTGGAATCATGTGTTATCTGGCATTTAACGAATCAGAAAGGAACGATGAGAATGACAAGGAAAGAATTGATAGCAAAAGTCAAAAGCAAGCCGTATGAAGAAAACGTAATAAATACGATTAAAGCATTGCACGGACTAGGCTATGAAGAAGTGGCAAGAACCATGCAGGAATTATACGATGACACAAAGGCACTTACCGTTACTGCAAAGGCATCTGGAAAGTATTCAGATGATCCAGAACTTGATGAGGCATTAAGTGACTACGCCTCAATGAGAACAAAGATAAAGAAACCACTGACTTCAAAAGCTCTTGAAAGAGCGATGATCAAGCTTGAATCCCTATCTCATGGAGACAAGGATTTAAAGATTCAGTTACTTAATCAGTCCACTGATAACTGTTGGATAGGCATTTTCCCGTTAAGGGAAGAGAGAACATCTGAAAGAAAGTTGCAAAATCCACAGCGTTCACAACTTGATGCAATTTTGGGAAGTATTACGGATGACTAAAAACGAGGCTAAAAAGTTAATGGCGGTAATGACTGTATCATATCCAAACTACAAAATTGCAGATATAGAGCTTACTGCCACTACATGGGCAAATATGCTATCTGGCTATACTTACGAGCAGGTTAGTGCAGCACTCAAAGCATACATACTTTCAGAAAACACAGGCTTTCCACCGTCAATCGGTCAAATTAACGAAAAGTTAGTCGCTTTGAGTCAAGCAGACACGCCTACGCCGTTGGAAGCATGGTCTTTGGTTCGGATAGCTGTCAGAAACAGCACATATCATGCTGATGACGAGTTTGCCAAACTTCCACCAATTATCCAGTCAACAGTTGGAAACGCAAGGAATCTGGAAGAATGGGCGAAGGGACAAGCAACTCAGTTTGAGACAGTTATTCACAGTAATTTTTTAAGATCATACTCCGCAGAGATTGCGAAGCAAAAAGAATGTCAGAAGTTGCAGGGAAAGGTTTCAATTGCATCCGAGCAACCAGAGTATTTGCCAGAACTAAATATATAAGCAAAGCGCAGTTTTATAGACTATTTTAAATTATAATAAGCTTTAATACATTAAAATAGTCTACTACCTAGAAGGAGGCTTTATGACACGAGCACAAAGGAGACGGGCTGAAAGAGAAGCAAAAAAAGGAAACAAGGTCGTAGAACAGCGAATCACAGGTGCGGAAGAAAGCATAAGAATTGCTTTGCTAAAAGAAAATATTGCACGAGACGTTGATCGCAAACTCTACGACAAATATTACCAAAAGGCAAATAAAGATGCTGTGGACAACATATACAGCATCATATTAACATCATTTGGACTTGCTTTAGCAGATACTTGTCCTAATTGGAAGGCTGAGGCAATCGCAAAACGAATCCAGAAGACAATGGACTATGTTGACAAATTTTCTAAAGAGTACAATGGGGACATTGAACGTTTTATGAAAGAGCTTGAAGATAGAACCGGATTCTCATTCGAGATAGATTCCGTAAGTGGAAAGGATGAATAGTATGGATTTTTTAATTGGTTTAATAGCAGGGCTGTTGTTTGGTGGAGTTACTGGTGTACTTGCAGTTGCTTTGTGCGCTGCATCAAGTGCAAATGAAACCGATGGCGAAGAAAAGAGGGAAAATGATGAGAATTAAGCATTTAAAGTTAGATAATTTTTGTAGTTTTTACAATGGAAAAGCCGTAGACACAGATCTATACGATAAGACAGAGGTATCTGGATGTAACGAATCCGGAAAAAGCACAGTTAAGAGGGCTATTTTTTGGGTATTGAATTGTAGGGGTGAGAACGGCGAAGAAATTACCGGAATCAGACCACACGATAAATCAGGCAATGAGATCAATGACGTTGAGGTTACGGCCGAAATGACCGTAGAGCTTAATGGTTCCAACAAGACGTTTAAAAAGGTTTCTCGCCAGAACTACAATAAAAAGGGCGACTTCACAGGTAACGTTATTGACTATTATATCAATGATATTCCAAAAAAGAAGTGTGACTACGAAGATTTTATCGCAGAAGAATTGGTTCCCGTGAGCGCACTTTCGAACTTGATCAATGCTAAAACACTCTTGTCAAAGAGTGCTGCTGACTGCAGATCAATCCTAGAATCCACATTTGGAACGTGTTCCAATGCAGAGGTTTGTGAACGTTTTCCAGAGTTCTCCCCTCTTCTCCCACTGCTGGATGATGGCAGTGTTGATGAGTTAAAGTCAAAATTCAACACCATGCTGAACGGTAGACGCGGAAGGAATGGCACTAAAGGGCTACTTGATATTCGTAAAGAATTTCCAAGTCGTATTGATGAGGTGGAAAAACAGAAAATTGCCATTGATGAAGCCTTGATAAACGGACAGATTGCAGACATTGAAAGCAAGATCAAAGACAACCAGAGTAAACAAGCCGATGTGCAGAAAGCATTTGATGAGCAACGTGCAATTCAGGCACAAATTTATAAGTTGAAGCAGGAGCAATTAAAGGCCGCTGATGACGCTAATGCCGAAAACAGGAAAAGAATTGCCGATTTAGATGCTCAGATTATGGCAGCAAGGGAAGAACTTTTCCTATCCAACAGTAGTTTAAATGCCAAAGAGCATGAATTGCACCAGATTGACTCCGAGATTCGGGATCTTGAAACTAAGCGTTTGAAGCTTTCAAGTGACTGGAAAAGCAATAAAGATATGCAATTTGATGAAAATTTGCTGATTTGCCCGTATTGCAAGCGTGAATACCCATCTGATCAGCAGGATGAAATGCGAAAGCATTTTGAAGAATCAAAGGAAGAAAAGTTGCAGGAAATCACAGACGATGGAATGAAATGTAAAGAAGCTATTGATGCTTTACGCGAAAAGTTCAATGCTGCAGATGCAGAGCTTTCTACCCTTCGTGAAGAATCCAATAAAAAGTCAAGAGTTGTCGATGATTTAGTTGCTCAGAAAAAAGCTATATCCACTCTACCTCCAGCAGAGCCAGACGAGACAGCAAAAACCAGATCTGCAGAAATCGCAAAGCTTGAAAGCCAGTTAGAAGCAAATACTGCAAATGCAACGTTTGCACAGCTCAAGGCAGAAGAAAATAATCTTCAGCATCAGCTATCTGGCTTAAAAGCAGAGCTTGCAAAAACCGAAATCAATGTCAAGATTGACGCAAGAGTTGCAGAGCTTAACATCGAGCGCCGAAAGAATGAGCAGCTAATTGCAGATACGCAGGCACAACTCGACTTGCTCAAACGCTTCAACATTCGCAAGCACGAGCTTTTAGAAAGCAAGGTAAACGAGTATTTAGAGTACTGCCAGGTGAAATTTTTCAGGCAGCTTGTGAATGGTGATCTGGAAGAAACATGTGATTTCTGCGTAAACGGTGAACCATACGCTAGAAACCTTAATCACGGTGCAAAAATCTTAATCGAGACAGATATTTGCAAGGCTTTTCAGAAGAAATACGCTACTACCCTTCCTATCATCGTAGATGACTCGGAGTCTGTTGATGGCTGGAAAATACCAGATATAGACAGGCAGCTTATCGTTCTTAAAAGAACTGATTCCAAGGAATTAACAATTAAGGAGTCGTGATGTGATCCGTGAAATTACACAAACTTACCCAGTCTAAGCTTGATGATTACAAACTTAGAAGTAATTTCACGGAGGACGAAGAGATAACATTCGACATGTTGTCTAAAGGCAAATCTATCAGCGAAATAGCAACCCGGTTATCCGTGTCAACTAGGACGGTTGACCGCAGGATTGCCGATATAAAATCAAAAATCAACCAACTATAAATAGTCCCCTGGTATTTATAATGCTAGGGGATTTTTACAACATTTTTTGACATTATTTTACTGTAAAGAAACGTTGTACGTATAACCTTAAAGATATTTTTTATAACTTTTTAGTTCTAACTATTGACTTTTTAGTTCTAACAATGTATTCTATAACTGAGAAAGGAAAAAGCATTATTTTACTGTAAATAAATGTCAAATTAGGTTAAGAATTGTAAAATAATGTAATCACAAAGGAGGTTTCACTATGAAAGTAATATGTATTGCAAACCAAAAAGGTGGCATTGCAAAGACCACAACAGCCACTACACTTGCTTCAATTTTAATGTCACAAGGTAAGAAGGTCTTGCTTGTTGACGCTGATCCGCAGGGCAACAGTACGGACACTTATAGAGCAGTGTCCAAAGATACAGCAACTCTCTACGATGTTATTTTAGATATCGAAGATCCGCTTCCAATTGCGGAAGCTGTTCAAAAAACAGAAATCGGTGATATAGTTGCATCGGACCCAGAGCTGAAAACAGCAGATCAAAGATTTCCAAGCGATGGGAATGAGTATTTTAGACTAAAAGACGCTCTTTCTGAATTAACTGGTTATGACTACGTTATTATTGATACAGCTCCGGCTGACAACAAATTGCTCAAAAACTGTTTGATTGCTTCTGACAAGGTCATCATTCCTGTCACTGCAGACCGTTATGCCATTCAAGGTCTGTCAGAACTGAATAGAACCATCGTGGGCGTAAAGAAAAGAAATAATCCTAACCTAGAGGTTGCAGGACTCTTGCTGGTGAAATATAAGAGTCGTCAGCTCCTCGCCCAGGAAGTTAAAGCTTCTTTGGAAGAGATTGCCAAGCAGCTCAACACAAAGGTTTTCTGCACAACTATCCGTGAAAGCATTGCCGTACAAAAGGCACAGGCAACTAGAACAACGCTCATGAGATTTGACTCAAACTGCAATGCTGCTATTGATTATGTACAATTTGCAAAAGAGCTAATTGAGAGGTGACGCAATGAGAAAGAAAGATAACACCACTACTACTTCTTTTGATGTGACAGCTGGCATTGATTTTACAGATACTAGCGAAGCTGAAATTCCAAGCATCCAGCCGGTGGAAAAAAAATCAGTTTTTGTCTCCGCTCCGGTTGATCCAAACAGAACGTATACACCCGGATATAATCCAACTCCGAAGATTGGTCCAAATGGTGGATATGTAGGACGCAGAGAAGTCCCTGCAGCTGAGCGCAAGATTCAGTTCAGTGTATCATGCACAGAATCGCAAAAGGTAGCCTTTTCAGAAGCTGCTCGTAAGTCAGGCCGCACCCTAGCAGGATTTGCTTGCTTTGCCATCGAGGAATACATGCGGACACATGATCTATAATTCTTTACATTATTTGACATTTAAAAAAGGTTTAATAAGGTAAAGAACTGTTAAAGGAAGAAGGTATTTTATGGAGCAAGTAAACTTGATACCGTTTTACGCTTGCGCTATCGCGTTTGCACGCCATATACGATTAGATTTAGAAAGCGAATATAGCAAGAATGCTGTAGCTTATTATAATGCTGCAAAGCAGAGCGAATATTACAATACTTTATTTTCGGAAGAGCTGTCTTTGCAAACAGAAGAAGCTTATAAAAAAGCACTTGGAATCGTCGAATATAGCTACACAGAAGATGAACAAGCACAGACTTCTTTGGATATTCTTTTCAAAAAGGGATACAGAAAGCTATACAACATTTTTAAAAGGCTTCCAAAAGACGAACCGATTCGCTTTAATAGTGTAATCGGAGAAGCCATTTATGCAAAACTTGCAAAGTCAGATCATGTTTCGGACGATAATTTTAATGGTCATTTATTTGCAGGCTATTACTTTTTAAATATGTGGCCGCAAGAGTTGGTACAAGAACATAAAGAATGTGATGAATTACTTTGCTTTATTGCAAACTACGGATACAATCCAGAACGTAGAATACAAAAAGGCTTAAAGAAATATGACTGTGTTTTTCAGGAAAGAGCAAAATCATACATTAGTCAACTTCCAAAAGATTTATTTAAGCAGATCCAGTTAGCACCAAAAGATGGGGAATTTGGATACACTACAGTGTTTGATATAGAATCACTTTCAAGTGTTTCTATTTTTTCTGAATTGCAGTTCACACATGAAGATCTGGAAGCACTAGCAATTGCTTATACGCACGGAAAAAGAGGAGGAATACGTGAGGATTTCCTGACTTATGCAAAATATACGAGCTATATATTAGCTATGTGTAAGGCATATAAGCAGTCTAAAGAATACTACTTCCAACACAATCGTGAAGACGTGTATATTGAAGTAGAGAGCATTAAAAATGAATTGCTTCAAGCCAAATCTGCATTATCTGAATCTCAGGAACGCAGGATGTCTGAACAAAAAGCTTGTACTGAGCAGGTTCAGCGCTTATCTGATCAGATAAATCTACTCAAGCAGAAGAATGATGCACTAAAATCCGAACTGCAAAAGGTAGAGGGTGAACGTAGGGAGCTTTATGCTTTACGAGAGCATATGTTTTCACTGGAATCTGATTCGGAAACCGAAATTGCAAATAAGCTATCTAAAGAGCAAATTCAGCAATTAAAAAACATTAGTGGTACAATTGTTGGAGGGCATCCAAACTTGATAAAGAAGCTTAAAACTTATCTTCCAGATTGGCAATATATCAGCGCAGGAGACGTCAGCACTGTGCGCAACGCTGCATTAAAAAAATCTGACTTTGTGTTCTTTGTAACTGCCCACTTGAGCCACAAACTGTATTACGCCATGATTGCAAAGGCCCAAGATTGGAATGCAAAAATCGGATATTTGAGCCGCATAAATATAGATTATGCATTGCAAGAAATATATATATTAGTAAATAGCAGTATTTAACCTTATTTGACATTATTTTAAAGTAAAGAACTGTTAAATAAAGTAAAGAACTGCAGAAAGAAGGATATATATGAAAAAAGAATTTAATTTGCTTGATGAAAATTGGGTGCGTGTATTGCTTCCAGATTATACTATTAAAGAAGTTTCACTTAAAGAAGTTTTCACCCACAGTCATGAATACATGGATTTGGCAGGTGAAACAGATACTCAAAATGTCGCAATGATACGGTTGCTTCTTGCAATTGCTCATTCCGGATTTGCAAGATTCAGCTCAAACGGTGATGAGATTCCGCTTTTGAATAGGGATGAAGCAATCAACCGTTGGAAAAGCTATTGGAGTCTCGGACATTTTCCGGAAGCATTTTTAAAATATTTAGAGGAATACAGAGAACGTTTCTGGCTTTTTCATCCTGATGCTCCATTCTACCAGGCAAACGAAGCTAAAAAAGGAACTGCTTTTGGTGCTGCAAAGTTAAACGGAGAAATCTCTGAAAGCAACAACAAGGTACGAATGTTTGCAGCAAGAAGTGGAGAAGCAAAAATGCAACTAACATATGCAGAAGCAGCTAGATGGCTTCTTTTTATCAATGGGTATGACGATGTTTCTGTAAAGCCAAGTAGGGCAGGTTTGCCGTCGATCAGTATTGGATGGTTGGGGCAAAATACTATTGTTTACGCAATCGGGCGAAATCTTTTTGAAACACTTATGATGAACCTAGTTCCTTTACAGAATGGAACCGGGGAATTGTGGTCTAAGCCTTGCCCAATATGGGAATGCTCGCCACGATCCGATGAGCGCAAAAAGGTTGATCCACCTTCTAACCCAGCGGAATTATTCACGCACCAATCGCGTAGGATATTTCTCAAGCGCGAAAATGGGGTCATAACCGGATTTAATGCATTGGGTGGGGAGTTTTTTGATAAAGAACGTGTTGTAGCTGAAACCATGGCGCTTTACATTTTAAATAGTAACAGTGCTAAACCACTTCACTTATTTAACGATGTTCCATTGTGGCAATTACTCGACAAGATACTTTGTAACAATCAAGATACTGCTACATGGTTGCGCTTAATCGGAATTAGCAACGCAGGCTTTCAAACTTGTGGAATGATGTATGACTCTAAGGCAATGAAGTTTGTCGATGAATGTTCAAAAAGATTTACAGCAAATCTCAATCCTAACTTTGCAGATTACATATCTGTTGGCATTGAACTGTGCCGTTATATCACAAATGAAATTGGTGTATTATCCTACAACATTCAGATGGCTAGTGGCAAGCAGAATCCGACTGAACTTAAAAAATATGAGTTTTCTAGTAACCTAGATTTGATTTGGTCCAGATTTCTTTCATCAAGCACCACCGCATTTGAATATTTTCTAAGAATGGTCAAGCAGTCTGCGCTGAACTTTTCTAAATCTTTAATTGATAATGCATCCCCAACATCATTTAGAGGTCGAATAGTTGCAGCGAATGGCACAGAAAAGTATTATTGCACGCCAAAAGCTTATAATTCTTTTTTATATTATCTCAATCGATTGATACCAGAAGAATCTAATGACCTTGAGGCTGTAAAAGAACATTTGATCTCTTACAAGGCAGATCTTAAACCGAAGAAGGAAGGTGAGTAAATGGAAAGCAAAAACACATTTTCGAACATTGTAAAAACGATAATGTTTAAGAAAGAGATGGACGGAGTTCAGCTTGCAAAACTGTTAGGGTGTTCTCAATCTAACGTGTCCAAAAAGCTTAGATTAAATAATTTTAGAGAAAGTGATATACGCCAGATATCTGAAGCATTAGGATATGATGTTTCTATCAAGCTTACATCAAAGGACACAGGAGAGGAATTACAGATGTTGTAATAGTGTATTTTACATTTATTTACATTATTTAACTTTATTTAACAATATTTGACATTTATTTACAGTAAAATATTCTTTAAAAGAGTTGTCAGTTTGTCTGACAGCTCTTTTTGTCGTTAATATGTCGTATCCCTGTCGTTTTTACATCTTATTTTTATGGCACAATACAGTCAGGATAAGAGGAAGGAAGGTGTGAATGATGTTTCCTGAATCATTTTTAACTAAAATATTTGAAAGACCAGATGTATGTATGATTCCAATGCAGTATCAATCAGCAATGATTCAAGCTATTGGAGAGGTCCTTGACGAGGAAGGAGTGATATTAGGCGATGCCAATACCAAATCAGATGTATCAACCGTACAACCAACAGACAATGTATGGCCAATATAATAGTTATTACCCGTATCAATATCAGCAGCCGCGTTATGATCTGCAGCAAAACCAACCGCTTTTTAATCAACAGCAAAACATTCAGCCACAGCAGCAAGCTGGATTGAACGGAAAGATCGTGCAAGCTGTCGAACAAATTACTGCGAACGATGTACCTATGGACGGTTCAGTTGCCGTTTTCCCAAAGCAAGACATGTCAGAGATCTATACAAAATCATGGAATGCAGATGGGACCATTAGAACGATTGTATATAAGCCGTACACAGCTTCACAGCCAAATGCGGCGAATAGTTCAGCCGACATGTCCAAAATGAAAATGGGGCTATCTGACGAGGCTACAGAGGCATTTATGGCAAGATTTGATAGCCTCGAAAAGAAGTTTGATGAACTGATGCCTAAGATAGCGCCTAAAAGACCCGGAGGCTTAAAGAAGGAGGCAAATGAGAATGAATAATCCATTTCAGCTATTTCAAGCCATGAGGAATCCACAGCAGTTTTTGCAGCAGATGGCTGGAAACAGCCAAGCTATGAGCAATCCTATTTTAAAAAATGCTATGGATATGGCAAATAAAGGTGATACAAAGGGTGTAGAACAATTAGCTCGCAACCTTTGCAAAGAAAAAGGGATAAATGTTGATGATGCAGTTCGCCAGATAAAAAATCAATTTGGAATGCAATAAAAACATGATACTAATTCTTGCGCAAGATTATGTATATAAAAAATATTACGGAGGTAAATAGTATGTTTAACTCAGGAAACTGTAGTGTACCATTAGTGGCTAGCATTGATGGTAACGGTAACAACAGCGGTGGCTGGGGCAACGACGGCTGGGGATGGATCTGGATCATTCTGATTTTTGCCATTTTCGGCTGGGGTAATGGCTTCGGCGGTTGGGGCAATAACGGTGGTGGCATGGGTTCTACCGCGGCAGCCTACACAGATAGCGCAATTCAGCGTGGTTTTGATCACCAAGCGATTGTTGGAAAGTTAGACGGAATCAACAATGGTATTTGTGATGGATTTTACGCAGTTAACAATAGCATGTTAACCGGATTCAATGGGATCAACACAAACATCATGCAGACTGGATATGGCATTCAGCAGGCTATCAACGCTGATACCGTAGCTAATATGCAAAATACAAATGCTCTGCAGGCACAGTTAGCTAACTGCTGCTGCGAGACACGCGAAGCTATTCAGGGTGTAAATTACAATATGGCAACTAACACTTGCGCATTGCAGAACACTATGAACAACAACACCAGAGATATTATTGACAGTCAGAATGCAGGTGTGAGAAGCATCCTTGACTACCTTTGCCAGGACAAGATTGCTGCCTTACAGGCTGAGAACAATGATCTTCGCAGAGCTGCTTCACAGGATCGCCAGAGTGCACTGCTTACCACAGCAATGGCTGCACAGACCAATCAGATTATTGACGCTGTAAGACCTACTCCAGTACCGTCTTTCCCAGCATCTAATCTCTATGGCTATGCTTACGGATGCGGATGCAATAGTGGTTGCAGCTGCTGACAAAATTAAATATCGGTATCTTAACCAAAATGGTTATGTCTGCTAACTAACGCAGTATTACTATCAGCAAAGGGGCAGACTCGAAATAGAGCCTGTCCCTTATTTTAAGGAGGTATCAAATGGCAGAATATGTTGCAGTCGCAACACAGGAAGTTGCGGCAAATGAAAATATAACTTTTACAAACACATCTGTTAAGGGCTCAAACTGCATACAGCACCGTGAAGGCAGTGGAATCATTACTCTTAGAGGTCTTACGAATCAGTGTCAGGCACGGTTTTTTGTAAACTTCTCTGCAAATATAGCTCTTCCAGCCGGTGGAACTGCGGCTCCTATATCATTAGCCGTTGCTATCAGTGGTGAGCCAGTGCCTGCTTCCAAGATGATTTCAACACCAGCTGCAGTATCTCAATTTAACAATGTGTCCTCAGGCATTTTTATCAGTGTTCCGCGTGGCTGCTGCGTAAATATTGCAGTTGAGAATACAAGTGGCGTTGCAATTGAAGTTGCTAACGCAAACCTTATAGTGAATAGAGTTGCTTAATTGGAGGTAGACTATGCATAAATGGGCTAAAGAAATCTTGGAATGTGTCAAAGAAAAAGCCAAAGCTATCGGAATTGATAATTTCGAAGGCCAGAATCTTGATGATTTAAAAGACTGGACTGAAATTGTTAAGAACATTGTTTGCTTTGATAAAGATTATCGCATCGTTGAGGCAATGGATAGACTGGAAAACGATGATGAAATCATGGAAATGGTTGAGCAATACGGTGATTACCCGTCACGCCGCTATTACGACCGCTACAGATACGCTAACGGCAGATTTGCCCCAAAGGGTAGAGGGACAAGGACCACAGGCAGACGCGGTTATGACGAACCACCTTATTGGCACATGACACCAGAAATGTATTATGAATGGGCTGATATGCCAGAAGAAGAGCGTATGCGTGATCTTGATAGACTCCGCTTTGGGCGCATGTACTACTCTGACCCACGTAGAGGCTCCCAAATGCCGTCAGATGGTAGAAGCGTAGAAGATATGGGAATGAAGTCAGAAAGCCGATATGACCGTGCTAGAAGGTCATACAGTGAGACTAAGGACATGCACAAAGCCAACACTAAAGAAGATAATGACGCTAACATGCGAGGGCTTGAGTCCTTGCTGGCCGTCATTGACGAAGACCTTAAAGAGATCATGCCAGGGCTTTCAGCTTCCGAAAAAACAATGATGAAAACCAAGATGACAAACTGGGTACAGCGTATATAATCAATGGTACAGCCGGGGGCAGATGCTCCCGGTTTTATTTCAATTGCGCACTTGCTATAAATGTGCTATAATGGGGGTATCAAATGTTTTTTACAGTAAATAACAACACTTGGCAAGTTTGCTTTATCAATCCTGGCGATCCGCAGTTGCAGCGCAGTGACGGAACATATACTCTCGGTGTAACCGACAACAATTTAAAGACCGTCTTTATGTGTAATGATCTGTCAAGCCAGATGATTGATAAAGTGCTGTGCCACGAATTAACACATGTTCACGCAATGGAATACGGATACTCTATCCCAATTGAAACGGAGGAGATTGTCGCAGACTTTATAAGTCTTTTTGGCAGGAGTATAGTAACTGTTGCAGACGAACTTATATATCAGCTTTTAGGAAACAATACAATTAGGTACTGTGCATAAAATAAAGATCACAGTACACGCACGACTTTAGGCAATGTGCTAGAAAGGAAGGCAGATGTACACAAAGATTCACACGCAAAAAGACGTTCTCCGTGAGCGATATCTTTATCAATCCGAACTTACTCCACTGGGATTTCCAAAACTGCTTCCAGTACATGCTGCTCTGAGTGGGCTTAATGCAGTATCATTTTGTGAGGCGGTGAAAGAAAAAAATCCGAAGAAGGCGCTTTGCCACTTTTTTATTGATGATGCACGGTTCGAGCCATTATGGAATCAACCGCAAAAGTATCTTCCGACACTTGAAAATTTTAAATACATCTGCGCTCCTGACTTCTCGTTCTACGACTCTATGCCAAAGGTCGTGCAGCTGCATCAAGTGTACAGAAGTCGTGCCCTGGCATGGTGGCTATTTATGAACGGTTGTAACGTCATTCCAACTGTAGGTTGGGGAAACACAGAGACGTTTGAGTTTTGTTTTGAAGGGCTGCCAGAAGAGAGTACGCTGGCAGTCAGCACAAACGGCTGCTTTACCGATCAAGGCAAGGAGTGTTATCGACAAGGCTTCAAAGAGATGTGCTCCCGACTCCATCCCACAGAAATTTTAGTCGTTGGACGTCCAATTGATGTGGATGCAGATGTAAAGATCACGTATCGAGAATCATTTGGGCAGCTGCTTACAAGAAAGTTGAGGGGATGATATGGGCAGTAGAAGTGGAAAGAAGCACGAAATCAGCATAACAACCTATGTCGGCAGTTTGAAGCGCATCAGAACAGAGGAAACTGTCGGGAACATCACGGTCATAAGAACCGAATACAAACAGCAGAAGCAGAAGAAGCGCCGTAAGAAAAGCCGATAGATTTTGACATTATTTTAATGTAAAATACTGTATAATAATGTAAAGTAATGTAAAATACTGTCAAGAACTGTAAAATAATAGGGATAGATTTGACTCTATCCCTACTTTTTAGCTATGCTCTAATATCATGTACAACTGGCGAAAGATCTTGAACCCTGCTTCCTATTGCTATAGGTGGCAACCATCTGATCACAAGCTTTCTGTTTCCTGCCTTTTCACTCCCTATCCAGAAATGATGCCAGTGTGCACGGCGTACATGTGGAGTCTTTTTGCTTCCTACGGCAGAGGGCAGTATATCAAGGTTTTGTTCATTTGCTTCTGTCTTGTTCTTGTATACATTGATTTCCCTAACATTCCTTATTTCAGCCCCCACACGGTATCCTGCATCCAATACCTTAGGAATCTCCTTTGCACCAGAACGAACATATTTCTTTCTTGCTTTCTTGTTTTCTTCATTCTCGACAATATCTACATTCTGTGACAGTATAAACAGAATCATTTGTATTGTGCTTTGAAATATTTCGCGATCTTTTCTATATGTTTCTTCAAATTTCTCCGAAAACTCCGGCAGCCCCATTCTTTTATAGTTATCAATTCCACTGGAAATTGTATGGTCTATGCATTTTTGTAATTTATCAGACGATAAGGTTAAAAAATAGCTCCTTGATTCAATTCTGTTTTCATCGTCATTAAAGAAAAGTCTTTCAATCCTCAATTCATATAATTTAAATTCAAAATCATAATTCAAATATGTAAACCTTGATTCATCACCAACTTGAAGACATAAACATTTATATGGCAAATGAAGTAACATGTTTACCGGAACTTTTTCTATTCCTTCTGTTTCTTTTAATTCGCTATAAAAATCTTCATCAAAGCGATAAATTACTTTTGATAAATCCCACGTTGCCACTGCTGAAATCAATCCTGCAGTGGCATTTCTAAGCCTTTTGAAATACTTCGCATCTGGCTCCCCGATGCGTGCTTTTTTGATTTCTAGCAGTATTTTATCATTAGGACAGTACACGATATTTTCGTCCCATTTTGCGCCTTGAGCTTTAAAATCCTCAATCGCAGCTTTTGCTTGATCAGCCAAATCAGGTTCAGCCTTTAAGAACCCTTTGTACAGTTCTAGTGCCAGGATTCGTTTATTCTCAACTTTTTTCTTTCTCTTCGCCATTTTGTCTCCTATTTTCTTCCAACGCCATTTTAACATCCTCTTCGGTCTTTTCAACTGGTAACTCTTCCAATCGCCAGCCCTTATAAGTATATACTGGCCTGGATCTCCGTGAAGACACACCGCGTAAACTGCTTGCAATTGCAGTAAAGCCACCACGCACGCGTCCAGCTGCAATATTTTCTGGTACATCTTCATCAAAGAACCTTCGGCAATTTCTTCTAGCCCAATCCTTCAACGATACTGCTATATAGTAATTTCCTAGAGGATCAATTAAAATCCATTTTTTAGCAGTTCTGTTTTGCGGTCCCGGTTGTCCTTCTGGCAAAGCATGAGCCGCTTTAGTTGCTTCTTTTGCAAATCGTTCGCGAGCCGCTTTTACTAATTGACTTTTCTTTTGAGCTTCAATTAGAGCAGGCGGCATAGGTGTCCCCTTTGGCGTACACAAGCCACGTTTCTTTCTTAATTGTGCCGCACATTTAGCAGAACAACATTGTTTTGTATCACTCGGATGCCAAATAAATGGCTTTCCACATATTACACAGTTGTGGTATTTACGTCTTCTTGCGCATCCACATGTTACGCATCTGTAAAAGTGAGACGCTTGCATTTCTTTTATATTTCCACATTTTAAGCATTTCACTTTCCAAAGGCTTATTCTTTTTCCAGTTTTAGGACTAGCGTATTTATTTTCGGAAGCTCCCAGCACCACCAAATCTCCATGCTGCTCGTCTGTTAAATCTCTCTTTGCCATTGCCAACTCCTTTTTCCTGTCAATATGCACTATTGCAAAATAACAGTACATATGCGTGTTTCAAATATTATACAAAAAGTTCTTGACTTTTTCAAGCCATTATGCTATTTTAAAAATGAAGAGGATGCTTCTTCCGGCTTCGGTCGTTATTCACAGACAGCAAACCGTCTGTGTGGATTGAAACGAAATTATAATTGTACGCGCAAGTACAGAGGAGCGGCAAGCGTTACGCTTGCCGTTTTTTCATTCCTTAACAATTACGTTGACCGCAACAATACCACCCTTCTTAATCTGCTTAAACATGTTTTATATCTTCCTATCAAATACTGCCATAGTACAGTGCAACCACCATGCTGCCGAAAATCAACGCGTCAAGTAACAAGTCACCAATGCCCTTTGCTACTGCATCAAGCATTTTTCATGTTTTTTCAATCGTTACCTTGAATCCTCTTGACTTTTGGCAGAGAATAGCACGCTCTGCACTGCTGTGCATCTTCTCAATCTGCAGATCTGGTTCCCAGATTACCTTCATCTTATCACCTCTTTCCGTTTCACGCAACCTTTTCGATAGTAACAACCGCTGATGGCGGTGCTTCATATCTGAAAAAATCAGCTGCATTTTTAAACTGCGAATCCATCACCGGGATATATTCGTCTGGGTAGATGTGAGCTGTAGAAAACTGAATGCAACCCGGATTCTTTACGGATGCGTGCAGTATGCGTTGCTCTGTGTATGCCTTGCCGTCAATTTCGTGCTGCACTTCCCAGTGCGCCACCACACCTGGAGTCTTTACCGCCTCGAATACTCGCGCCCATGACACAAGGGCCACAGCATCAAGGCTTGCAATTTCTTGCACCAGCTTTTCCCACTCCTCGCCGTGAACCTTAAAAAGCTTTATATGCAGCTCTCGTGGTGCTGCGTTGATAGATACCGTCTGTAAAATCATCGTTCACCCTCGCTTTCTTCTCTCAATAGTTTCACAGCCTCCATCTGTGAATGTTCGCCATACCACTTAACCGGCTTATGAAATGCCATTGCAAGCGCGGAATTTTCACCAGATGCACGCAAAAATTCACGCACCTTCAAAAAGTTCCGCATATGTTCTTCATATGCATTCATGTTTTACCTCCATTCCTTTTGCACAGTATCTATATTATTTTGTAGATATTGTTATTGTCATATAGTTACTTTTTATTATCTCCGTGATGCTTGCCAAATGTGGCAAGTAGTGCATGACGCCGTTTTGTGTAGCTCTCAAATCTTTTGCCGGATCACCCCGGCACTACAGGGGTAACGGACCCCCAGACGGTCTTTCTTTTATCCTGTCAGTTTTTACCGTACTTGCCGCAGCTTTCCGCACCGCCTGACCTTTACAGCCTTTAACCTTTTTCGCTGGTTTCCATCTCGTATGCAATCGGTTGTGTTAGCAGATGCATAAGCCGCTAGATGTCCAGACGATTATACAGCTTTCTGGATCTCGTGCCGTTTGCGGACGTTAGCGCCGCCGCATTTGCGGTTGATGTTTTTTTCCCTTGTATTTTGACGGCGTCGCTCTTGTCTCAACCTCTTGCCAACCTCGCCGGGGTTTATCGCAGCACCTGCGCCGGGTATAGATCACTTATAACCGCATGGGTAGCCCTCACCGGTGGGCGATTTGAACCGCCCAAATAGCGTCCCCAGGTCGTGAACCTCGCCGCCTAAAACGGAGAAACGCAAAACTTAAAATTCCTCGGCGTAGCTTTCAGCATCTGCCAAAGTCCGGCACAGCTTGCAAATATTACTGTATTCACCATCTACAAAAATCTGCACACTGTAACCATAACCGCGAAGTCTTGCCGGGTGAGTGTCGCCCAGCAAGACAATTTTTGCTGTGATCATCGCTTTCCTTTCTCTCTTTCAAGCCATTTTCCGGCCAATTCGCGTTCTTGCTCAGTTGCCTTTGCAATTTTTCCATCTGGATATACACGGAAGGCGTGCCACTTGTAAACCCCTACAAAATATACAACGTCTTCCTCACTCATACAGGCGTAAAAATCCTTGTACATGTCCGCACTGTAAAAATCAGCGTGCTCCTTGCCATAGCTCAGAACCTCGCCTGCAGTCTTTAAAAACTTGCCGTTTCCGGCATAGCACCAGCCGCGGCCGCTGTCCTTCGTCCAGATCTGGACGTTATAGCGGAAACCGTACGCCATAGCTGGGGCGTTCTCACTTAACTTAATAATATGTAATGTTGTCATAACTTTTCCCTTTCTTGCCTGCCATCATCAGCGCTGGGAGGCAATCCCCAACGGGCGCCCAGCCTTGGGCGTTTCGGCTTAATCCTCATGGATTGAATCATCAAAAAAGCTAACCATGTCAACCGCTGCTGTAAATTTTTGCTGTACTGTGAACACTCCGCCGAAGTCCTTGTTATACATCTTCGCTGCTCTGTCTGCAGTATAGTAGAATAGATCGGCCGCTTTGTCTGCGTCATACGTGCCCTTTGCAACTTTCTTTTTCAGATTTTCAATTGCTGGCTTGATCATCTGGTGATACAATGTGCTTTCGTTTGCTGCGTATAAGAAAAGCTCGCGCGCCTCGTCAGATGCCTTATAGATCATGTTTTTTGTTCTCTTCATATTTTTACTTCCTTTCTGTGTTTGTTGTTTTCCTTGTTTCTGACTGTATTATATAACAACGTACGTGTATATTCAATAGTAATTCTGTATAAATGTACGTGTATATTTTTGTGCATTATGTACGTGTATATTTTTATCTTTATAGTGTATAATTATGCTAGAGGTGGAAAAGAGCCTTTATAATATAAGAAAGGAAAGAAAAACACATGGCAACATCAGACGCACACAAGCAAGCTACTATAAGATACGCAAGTAAGACTTATAAGCGCGTGCCGCTCGATTTGCGGCGCGAAGATTACACCAGACTACAAGAGGCGGCAGCGGCTACAAGCCTATCAGTCAACGGCTATATAAAAGCCGCGATAGCTGAAAAAATCAGCCGCGACAGCATCCGATCAGCGGCACCAGATGCAGAAGGACCTGCAGCACCTGCGGCAGAGCCGGAGCCGTCTAGCCAGAAGACTAAGAACTATACGCCAGACCTGGAAGCGGTAGACCTGCAAAGGCTCCTGACTGATGCACGGTATCAGCTTGATATCATGGATATATACGGCCAGGAGCAGACGCAGCGCTTACTTGATCAGGCACGAAGCAAATAAAAAAAGGTGGGCATTTTCGCCCACCTTATTTTTTTAAATGAAATAATATTTTCTTACTGTTTTTTCCGTTCTATTAGGGCTGATGCTTAGTAACTCGTCTGGAAGATATCCGGCCTTTGTATAACCACAACTTACTTTTTCGTATCCGCCTAAATCTTTAAAAAATTGTACTGCATCAAATACATTAAAAACATAAGTTGCCGGTACTTCTTTTTCTTCTTTTTTCACTTCAACCCAACGTGTGCCGCGCTTAGCATAGGTTGTTTTTTCTTCTAAAATCTTGCCGCCGAAATCCTGAAGACTAGAAATATTAGGATACTTCTTGAAAAGCTTTCTATAAGTTTTTGCTAACTCTGAATATAACATTGTTTTTTCCCTTTGCTTGATGTATAATCAAGCTACCTTTCTTTTTTTTGATTGGTGCCGGTTGCGTTTGCTTGGTAGGTAGTGCAACCGGCTTTTTTGTTTACACCCTTATTATATCACTTTTAAAAGTTATGTCAAGACTTTTTATAACTTTTTTTCGTTATATTTTTTCTTGACTTTTTGCCGCTGAAAAGCTACTATATATATGTAGCGATACACCAAGCACGAAAGGAGAGTACTACAAGCATGATAAAGTTTAAATTTGACGTAGCTGGCGCACTGGCTACCGCAGGCGTTACAGCCTACACAGCGCAGAAAAGCGGCATTTTGTCGCAGGATACATGGCGAAAGATCAAGGCAGGAGACACACATATAAGCCTTGAGGCTATCAATCGCATATGCTGCATCTTGCACATGCAGCCAGAGCATCTTATATACTATGCACCAGACCAGGCCGAAGAAGAAAAAATTTTAAAAAACTTTCAAAAAAAGTCTTGACATAGTAACTTTTTTAAGTTATACTAAAGACACAAAGAGAGAAAGGAAGCCCCAAAGGGCAAAGGTAAGAAGATATGGCAAAAGAGTACACGACAAAGTTTTACGAGACTAACGGTGGCCAGATTTATGCAGTAGCATTTGAAGATGGTAAGCCTGTAAACATCACCTGTGATCTAGCAGACGGTCAGATCACAGGCGATGAGGTTTTAGAGGCAGCGCGCGAGGGTTGGCCATATGCGGATCAATTCGACTCTTCCGAGTGGTCCGGTCTCAGTCTGGAGCAGGCAGCCGAGGAGCTAGAAGAAGGAACCCATACACCAGTAGGAGAGGAGCGCCCAGTTGATTTGATTGCAGAGACCAGACCAACCCCGGCACATGTCAAGGGCTTGCCGTTCACAACGTTTTACTGGCGCCGCATGGGTATAGCAGGGCTTGAACTTTTTAAAGATTCAGACGAGCCGGAAGCAATCGCCTACAGAATCAAAACTTCTAACGAGTGGTTTGCGGAAGATTGTGAAAAACTTATTAAAAAGGCCGATATGTGGGATGAATACCAGAAAGCTGGAAAGGAGATCAAAGAAAACGGCGGAGATTTTGACACGGAGGCATTCATGGCAAAAGTTGCCGACAAGCTCGGTGTTGACATCTGGTAAATGTTAAAGCACCCGTCCCGGAGGTTACGAGGGCAGAAAGGAAAGATATGAAGCGCGAAGACTTTAAAAAAATTATTAAGTTACGCAGCTTTTGGAAGATAGATAAGCGCAAAGGAGATTATAAGCTGCCAAGCGGTGATAAGTTGTCAAAGTATATCAGAAAGCTTGTTACTTCTCAAATGCAGCTTGATAATCTGCTGATTGGCGAAAATGGCGATCTATTTCCAGGATCTGGGGGCACTGTAAACAAAGAGTTGAAGCAAATTAACGACTATACAATTTTTCATTTAGGTCCGGTTCCAAACGAGGTTTGCACGTGGGAGCAGATGGAGAAACGAATTGATCATTTAATTTTTGAAATGTTACATTAATCAAAAAGTGGAGCCATAAAGCTTCACTTTTTCTTTGCCTATTTTCAGACATTCAGCCGTAAATTTTTAATTTGTGCAACTTACACTTTTAAAAATATTTAACTTGATTTACACCTCATATTGTTGTATTATGTAATTAAGCTACTATATAGTATTTATATGTAGCCTAGATATGGATATATAGAGTATATAGCCCATGATCGGAAAAGATACCAAGCCGTGCTGGAACACGGTGCTTCTTTTTCTGGTCGTGGGCTTTTTTCTTTCCCCCAGGCCTACAGCTTTTCCGTGTCGCTTCCTTATATATAATATATACAGTATATATATATTTACTGTATATGTATATGGTATATATATTTAATATACTATCGGTATATTTAATATATTATCAGTGTATTTATATTATATTTATAATTATATGGTGTATATGTATATAATATCTGTATATGTACAGTGTATATAGAGTATATATAATATATTGTCTGATAATATATATATTATATGTACAGTATAGGTATATATGTACAGTATGTATAAGGTATATGTATAGTATATCTCTATGTACTGTACAGGTATAAGTATAAGTATATGTATATCTGTATGTACAGTATATAGATATCTGGTAAGTAAGTATGTGTATAGTGTATCTAAGTATATACAGATACAGAGTGCAGGAGTTGACAACAGACAGATGATCAAGCCAGAGACAGCCAACAGATGAGATATACACAGACAGGTGGCAGATGAGGACGGCACACAGTCAGGACAGGCAGTCAGGACGGACACAGGCGAGAGCTGGACACGATGAGCACACACAGAAGGGCGCTAGAAGGGCACAGAAGGTGGCTAGAAGGCATTTGAAGGGGAAAGGCTAAGGTTTAACCATATTTATTCACGACAAAAAGCTAGAAAGGAAGGAGGCGGCATAGAATGCCAAGAGGTGGGAAAAGAATGCCCAGTCTGCAAGATGTAGCTGAGACTATGGAAGGGGACGAGCTAGACGCGATTTTGTCATCTGCCCTTGATCGCCCCAGAAGCCGCAGGTGTGGTGCGCCGCAAGCGTTCGAAAACAGCGAAGACGGGCTAGAAGAGTTTCAAGTAGCTTCACGCAGCTACTTTGCACAAGTCCGAGATATCAACCGACGGGGCGAAATGCGGCTGATTCCTGACGTTGAATCATGGGCCACATATCTGGGTATCACAAGAAAAACTATTCTCAACTATGAAAGACGCGGCGAAGACTGGCAAAATGCCATTGCATTTTACAAAGGCATCATCACAGCTTGCAAAAAGCAACTTGCACTTGCTGGCAAAATGCCACCAGTGCTTGCAATTTTTGATCTTACTAACAACTCCGACTATGTCAACGCATCGGAGTTCCGGTTATCAGCTGAGGCAGCACCAGAAGCCAAGCAGATAACGGCGGAAGAGTGGGAAAAAGTCATTGATGCAGAGCCAGAAGCCCCTAAACTATCGGATTTTAAATTGTCTGACGATTTAAATTAAGATTGGTCAAGGTTTCTTGATCTGTGTTAATCTCTCAGATGGTATACAGTTCGTATAATGTTTGTTATACGTACTTTTAACGGTCAATGGTGCGTATACTCAGACCAGGTCAGCAAAACGCTGTTGCTTTTGTATATACAAATACACACAATTTAGGTTTTGCCGCCATATGATCAGGAGCCGCGACCAGCT